TACGAGCTGCGGGCCCTGGCGGAGGTGCTGGGCGTCACAGCAGACTGGCTCATGGATCAAGAATGAAAGCGCCGCAGGACATTCCCTGCGGCGCTTTTTTGTTCGTCAAAATGTAGAATTTAATCACTATGAAGGGAAAAGAGACCTAAAATCGTCCCGTTGACAAGGCCGAGAAGATATGATAAAGATAAAATAACACGAAATAAAACGAAAACACACCAAGGAGGCTGCGATATGGGACGATATAATCCAGAGACCGGGAAGCATGAGGGACATTTGAACTGGGATGACAGGATAGCCATCGAAAAGATGCTGCGAAAGGGCTATAGCAAGCCAAAAATTGCCAGGTATCTGGGGGTTCATCACTCGACGATCTATGAAGAGTGCAAGCGTGGAGAAGTGGAACTGCTGGACAGCGAGCTGCGTCCGTACAAAGCGTACTCCCCGGAAGCCGGCCACGCATACCACGAGCGGGCGGTCAAAAATATGGAAAAGACGCCAAAGATCGGGCATGACCACGCCCTCGCCCAATGGCTGGTGACGATGATCGGGACACACGGATATTCTCCGGCGGCCTGTTGTTCCATGCTGGGAAAAACGCCAGAGACCACATTCAGCTGTACACTATGCAGGCAGACGGTCTATAAATATATCGAAAACGGGGACCTGTGGCCGCTGACAAATAAGAAGCTCCGCTTTAAGGGGAAACGGAAGAGACGGTATAAGAAGGTGCAGAAAGCGGCTCGCGCCCCAAAGGGAGATAGCATAGTGCGGAGGCCGGAGTCCGTTAAAACACGGCAAGAAGCCGGACACTGGGAGATGGACTGTGTGGAAAGTTGCGAGGGATCTCCCTGGGCAGCGCTATCCCTCACAGAGAGGAAAACCAGATTCCAACTGCTCTTTCGGATCCCCCACAAAAATGCGGAGAGCGTTGTGGCGACATTAGGTAGAATCGAAGAGCACATGGGAGCGAAACTATTCCACCAAGTGTTTAAGACTGTGACGGTAGATAATGGGAGCGAGTTCCAAGACTGCGACGGGATGGAGCAGTCTTGCCTTGATGCGGATAAAAGGACACATCTCTATTACTGCCACCCAGGCTGCCCAGGAGAAAGAGGTAGCAACGAAAAACAACATCAGATGGTCCGGTGGCATCTGCCGAAGGGCACCGATTTTGGCAAAGTAACAGATGAGCGAGTGCAATATGTCCAAGATTGGATCAATGATTATCCAAGGAAAATACTGGGATGGAAAAGCTCCAGGGAGCTCTTCGATGAGTTTATAAGAGAGCTGCTACCCAGCTAAAAATAAACCATAAAAAATTTTTCAAAATATTTCGGGATTTACTATTGACATCTGGGGGTGCAAATGCTACCATAAATCCCGAAGGGGGACACCCCCCTTTCGGGGTTTATTTTTTTACAGAAACGAGGTGAGAAAATGGCCTGGAAATACCTTACCTACAATGACCGGCTGATGATTGCGGAACTTTATGCCAAAGAAGTGCCGACGCTGGCCATTGCCAACCGGGTGGGCTGCCATCCTGCCACCATTTATGAGGAGCTGCGGCGTGGCAGTAGTACCGACGACCAGGGAAATCTGATCCTCGACATGAATCAGCGCACGAAGTATGACCCGGAACTGGCACAGCAACGGGCACAGGAGGCGATCCGCCGCCGTGGGCGGCGAAGCAAGGTCAAGCCGGAGGAAGAAAGGGGTTGAGCGGGGATGGAACAGAAGATGATACTCATTACTCTGAAAAACGAAGTAGCTCCGAGGAAGCGGCACCGTCGAGCCAAGGAAAGTGCGATGGAGAAGAAAGTGGCGCTTATTGCATTTCTCGCAGTAGTCGCCCTTACGCTCTCTGGGTTGAGCCTTCGCCAGACTTTGGCCGAGCAAAAGCCAACACCACATTATGATAGCATGGCGACTGACCCGAAGCAGGACATGGCGGCCAGCATGGCCGAGCTCCTATCATCCAACCTGGATTCTCCCCCGGAGGAGAATCCGCCCGTGAGGCCGGAGCCAGTGAGCCGATACCCGACCATCACGGAGGACGAGCGGGAGCTGCTGGCAAAGATGGTCTATCTGGAGGCCCGGGGGGAAAGTGCCGAAGGCCAGCAAGCGGTAGCGGAAGTAACGTTGAACCGTGTAGTGGCGCAGAATTTCCCGGGCACCGTGCGGGAGGTCCTATACCAAAAGGGTCAATATGCCACCGCCTCATACCTGGAGACGGCGGTGCCGACCAAGGCACAATACAAGGCGGTGGACGCCGCCCTGTTTGGAACACCTATCCTCCCCATGGATGTAGTCTTCTTTTCCGTTGGAGGAGAAAATGACAATGTATGGGGAACTATCGGTGGGCACACATTCTGCTATCAATACTGATATGCCGGGGGCAGGACAACAGAAAGAAAGGGAGAACATGAAATGAGGCGAAAGGAAATCCAGTTCCGGCTGAAACACGGGGTCCTGACTGGCCGCCATAACGACATGGAGTTCTGGATCTATGTGGACCAAGAACTGGAGGCCACCGGCGCCCTGGCCCATTATGTGGTAATCGCCCCCAACTCCTCGGATATGGGGAAGCGCAGGGTTAACACCGGAGGTCACCAGTATTTCAGCCTGGACGGGGCAAAAGCATTTTGCCAGAAAATCGCCGCCGGGGAGATCGACCTGGATGGCCTGCAGGCGACCTATGATGCGGAGGACGCCGCCAAAGTCCAGGCCATGGTCCGGAAGGTAACAGAACAGGCCAAGAAGTTCCACGCCCGCCTGGACGCCATGGGCCTGAAATACACCGACCTGCTGGAATTGGAGGTCCTGGCACACAGCCTGGGCGATATGGGCCACAACATCCTGTTGGGATATGAACGTGGGGAGGGCTGGCCGAATGGGACCTGAAAACAGCAACGACCCCGTGGTGGCCTACATCGACGGCCAACCCATGAAAAAGGCCGAAGAACTTACGCAGTTCACAACGGCCCACATGGAGAACGGGGAAATCATGCCGGACACGTCGGGCTTTTCGGTGGGCGCCTTGAAATTTGACATGGAACTTGACCAAGGAAAAATGGCAGCTGTCCTCGACGCCTTCAAAGCAATTGCAACCGAAATTTCCAGGGAATGGGAGCAGATAATCAAAACCGTACAGAAAACCGCAGATGCCATATTACGCGGGTACGAGTTGGAGCGGGCAATACGGTTGTCAGCAGCCTATAATCCAAGGCTGGTCCACTTCTACCGGCGCACCAAAAAGCGGCGAATCCGCAAGAAATACGCCAAGCGGATCCTGGCCTGGTATCGGGAGGAGGTGTGCGGGTGCTACGACTGAAAGCGAACAAAACCAGCCTTTACAAGCTGGTAGCGGAATATGTGGCAGACCTGCCACCAATGAGGACAGGGACCGAATTTATAAAGTATTTCCGAACCCCGGACTATGTCCTGGAATGGATTACCAAAGACTGGAACCGCGCCCACGCCTTTTTCTCCACCTGCATGGGCTGCCCGATCCTGTACATTGAGGTCCGGGACGACGACGGGCACACCGTTTCCCGTGTGGTCCACAAAATGGACCTGGCGGACCTCCGAAAGCGGGGCATGGTAGAGGAGTTTGTCACTGCGGCGGAGCGGCGGCGGCAGGATAGGAGGACCGAGATATGACAAACTTTGACAGAATTACGGCAAGCCCCGCAGCGCTGGCCCGAGTCCTGGACGGACTTGGGGTGCCGGATGCCCCGTGGGACGAGGCCTTCCGAAAGAAATTTTGCAAGGAGTGTAGCCTGGAAAACTGCGATGGCCCTGAAGGGTGCCCGCACCAGGAGAAAAGGGACAACCCGCTGTGGTGGCTGGCCCTGAAGGCCGAGGAGAGTGAGGAAACTGAAGCTGACAACCTGCGGGTTCTCGTGAGGCGGGCAACGCCGAGACTACCGCTACACACAAGCGCACAGGACCGGTTCTGTCCGACATGCGGGACATATATCTCGTGGGATGGGCTAAATGAACCACTGAACCGGGCCCCGAAGTTTTGCCGAGAGTGCGGCCAGGCGTTCGATTGGGGCACTGAAGACAAAGGAGGATGACGAACGTGAACAATGAGCTGTCAGAGAGGAAAAGCATCCTGGAAATGGGCTCCGGGGCGATTCTGGAGCGGGTGGACTATGAGATGGAGAAGGTTCTGGATAACATTCTGGATCCCAACACCAAGCCCACCGGGAAGCGGAAGATCACCGTCACACTGGAGCTGGTCCCCAGTGCGGACCGGAAGACCATCACAGTGCAGACCACGGCCAAGTGCGTCCTCTGTCCGACAGAGCCGGTCACCACCAGCCTGTATGTCTCCTCTACCATTGGCACCGGGGAACTGATGGTGGCGGAGCTGACCCCGCAGGTCCCTGGACAGTACAGTCTGGACGGCACAATTCAGGATTCGCCAAAGGTCCTGCGGTTACCCAACAAAACGACGCAAGCCTAAACCGAGGAAGGAGAATATGTCATGCTGAAAGAATTTGCTGCCTATCTGGTGGGCCTGGGCAAGGCCCAGGAGATCCCCACCAAGGAGATCAACGGCGAGACCTACACCACCGTACACCTTGAACGCATCCCCACCCACGTGGACCGGCCCCGGCCCATTACCGTCAATGGCCTGAACAGCCTGGCCACCCTGATCCATCACGAGCTGGACATGATGGATAACCTGCCGGTCTACGTCCGGGTGGCGGGACCCAGGGACGTGGAGGTATTTACCACGTTGGACGCTTACATGGAGCGCGATTACCTCTACAGCGCAAAATGCGACGCCCCGAATTTCCTGGGCGGGTGGATGACCCAAGAGGAGGCCATCATCAAGGTCCGCAGCGCCTTTATTCCCAACGCTGGCACCGAATACCTGCTGGACCTGCTCTCCCGCGTCAACAAGGATGATGGGGTGTTCAGCGAGGATAACGGGGTTTCTCAAACGGTGATGACCAAGCGGGGCGCTTCCCTGAAGAACTATGAGCCGGTGCGGCCCCGGATCTCCCTTCGGCCCTATCGGACCTTCACCGAGGTCACTCAGCCCGAGAGCGAGTTTATCCTGCGCGTGGACGGCGGCGGGAAAATCGGCATCATTGCCGCCGATGGCGACGCCTGGATGATGGAAGCCAAGGCCAATATTGCCGGCTATCTGGAGACCATGCTGGCCGAGGAGGTCAAGGCTGGAACAGTGGTAGTCATGCTGTAACGGGGCGGTCAGCATGAAGCACTTAGGGGACATCACAAAAATCTCCGGGCGCACCGCCCCGGTTGTGGACTGTATCATCGGCGGGAGCCCTTGCCAGGACCTATCCATTGCCGGCAGGCGGGCAGGCCTCGCTGGAAAGCGGTCTGGCCTATTCATGGAGCAACTTCGGGTAATAAAAGAAATGAGAGAGGAGGATCGAGAACGTGGACGAACAGGTCACCTTATCAGACCTCGGTATATGGTGTGGGAGAATGTGCCCGGAGCCCTCTCCTCCAACAAAGGGAAAGACTTCCAGGCGGTCCTCACGGAAATCGTCCGAATCGCCGAGCCGGCGTCCCCCGATGTGCCTATGCCTTGCGGGGGGGGGGGGGTGGTCAAAATCAGGCTGTCTCTACGATGCGCTGGGAAGATGGTCTCTTGCTTGGCGAGTACACGACGCCCAGTTTTGGGGAGTCCCCCAAAGACGGCGCAGAATCTCGCTTGTCGCAGATTTTGGAGGCCTCACCGCCCCAGAAATACTCTTTGAGCGGGAGGGCCTGTGCGGGGATCCTTCGAAGGGCGAGCCAGCATGGGAAACCTCTGGACCCACTGCTGAAAGCGTCGCTGATCTTGCGGTCGCTCTCCGTATGCGGGCCGGATGTGCCGGAGGGGGCAAGGGAGCCCTTATCCAAATAGAAAAATCCGGGACGCTGGGCTGCTCTAATGACCGGACGATTTTCTGCATGGCAACAGTACAGGCCAAAGCAGAAATATCGAAAAATATAGCGCCGACTCTAATGGCCGGGCGAGATCACCCAATTATCTGCCTGATGGACCAAGGGGGGAGCGTTATGGAGACCCTGCTGGATAAGACGGGGACCCTTCGTGCACAGGAGCATGGTCATCAGCCCATCGTTTTACTCCTATACGAAAACCACGGCCAGGACAGCCGCATTACTGGGCCGTTGGAAATAGCCCCAACGGTAGCACAGAAGTTCGGCACTGGGGGCAACAATACCCCTCTGGTGCTGGCGTTCAAGACGGGAGCGGAGGCAGAAGCCGGAAGGATGGGCGTTCGGAAGGAAAAGCCCTCTCCCCTCTCCGCCGGAGAAAGTGAAACAAGCAGGACACCGGCGGTACTGACCGCCGCCGAAGATGGTACATACCTGCTTGATGGCCGGCCCTGCGCGGTGGTCATGGTGGACATTCGCCGCCTTACGCCCGTGGAGTGCGAGCGGCTACAAGGCTTCCCAGACGGATGGACAGATATAGGCCCTTGGAAGGACAGCAAGGGCAAGACCCACAAGGAAAGCAGCGACAGCGCCAGGTACAAGGCCCTGGGCAACTCCATCGCCCTGCCCTACTGGAAATGGCTCTGCAAGCGGATCTCCGCCCAGTACGAGCGAGACGCCACCATGGCGAGCCTGTTTGATGGAATAGGAGGATTCCCGTTGGCGTGGGAAGCAGTCAACGGCAAAGGGAGCTGCCTGTGGGCCAGCGAAATTGAAGAATTTCCGATGGCAGTGACTAAGTTTCACTTTGGAGAGGAGGGCCGGGTGTGAGCTATTGCAAATTCTGTGGGCGTGAAATCGACTGGATCACCCGTTCGGAGGGAAAGCGCATCCCGGTGGAGCCGGCTCCCGTTTTCGTGGTCGAGGGTGACGGCCAGGACACGTTCCTGGACGACGTGGGCGCCACCATCATCGGACGGCAGGCCAGGCCGGAGGAGGAGCGCCGTGATCTCCCTGTGGCCTTTGTCCCCCACCGGCGGATCTGTCAGCAGGCGGACAAGCCTGCCAAATATCGCATGGAAAGGGGTGGCGGATATGGCGGACCTTCTCCCGCTACCTGACCGGAAGTATAGTGTGATCTACGCCGATCCGCCATGGGAGTACAGGCAGAGTGGCGGGAAGAACGGGAGCCGGGGCATGGCAAAAGCCCATTACAGCACAATGCCAACAGAGGATATATGCAAATTGCCAGTGAGGGAAATCGCTGGGGGGGGGGCTGTCCTCTTCCTATGGGCAACATACCCAAACATCGGAGAGGCCTTGAAAGTTATGGAGGCGTGGGGATTCCGATATGTCACCGCCGCCTTTGTATGGGTCAAGACCTACGCCAAAAGCGGTAAACCATTCTGGGGAATGGGGGCATACACCAGGGCCAATACCGAGGTCTGCCTGCTGGGCGTCGCCCCTGGCTTTAGGGCCAAAACACAGATTAAGAGCCACGCCGTCCACCAAATTGTGCAGGCCCCGGCAGGAAGGCACAGCGAAAAGCCGGACGAGGTGCGCCGGCGGATCGTGGAGCTGTTGGGGGATGTACCAAGAATTGAACTCTTTGCCCGCCAAAAGGTGGAGGGCTGGGACGCCTGGGGCGATGAGATTTAGCGAAGGGAATGATGAAGCTGATGGGAGACTATCGAGCCGTTCTCAAATATCCGGGCTCTAAGTGGAGGCTCGCAGACTGGATCGTATCTCTCATGCCGCCCCACAAGAGTTACTTAGAGCCGTTCTTCGGCTCTGGGGCGGTCTTTTTCACGAAGCCGCCCTCCCGCATTGAGACTATCAACGACCTGGATGGGGAAATCGTCAACCTGTTCCGGGTCATCCGGGACAGGTCCGAGGAGCTGGAACGGATCATAGCCCTGACGCCGTACAGCCGGGAGGAGTACGAGACTGCCTGGATGCAGCATAACGCCGGCGAGGTGACCGACCCGGTAGAACTGGCAAGGCTGACATTGATACGATATTGGCAGACCCACGGCTCACGCTCCTACTACAAAAGCGGATGGAAGCTTGACCGAGCGGGCCGGGAGTACGCCTATGCTGTGCGATATTGGAACAGTCTCCCGGCCTGGATCGCCGCCGCCGTAGAAAGGCTGAAGGAGGCCCAGATTGAGCAGGCTCCGGCGGTGGAGGTTATCCGCAACTTCGCCCACCCAGAGGTTTTGATCTACGCAGACCCACCCTATGTCCTCTCCACCAGGAAACAACCGCAGTATAACGTGGAGATGGTGGACAATGCCCGGCATATTGAGCTGTTGGAGGCCCTGCTGGACCACCCAGGCCCAGTGATGCTCTCGGGCTATGACAACGACTTATACAACGAGATGCTTCCAGGGTGGATGAAGCTCCACCACAAGTCCCAGGCCGAGAACGGTGCGGCGAGGGTGGAAACGCTATGGCTCAACTATGAGCCGCAGATGACCCTTTTTGAAAAGGAGACAACAGAATGAGCCTACTTATCATCGGCCGCGGCGATGCGAACCTGGGACGGGTGGAGCGGGACGCCGACGGGAACGTGACAAAACGGATCAATGCCAGCTGGGAGCCATCTCCGGACGGTGGCTCTGTAGCCATATGCAAGGTGGACCCGGACACTATGGAGCCGGTGGGTGCGGCGGAGGTTTACGGGGACTGGGACGCCGCCACGTACCTGACCAGAGTGCTGGAACTCCTGGGGCCCGGGCGCCCCATCAACATCCCGGATATGGCCGTCATCATCAAGGGTGCGATCCGGGAGGGGTTCGATCCGTGTGACCATTGCAACAGATTCGCCCCCTGTCAGGATTGCATTATCACGGAGTGGAGGGAGTAAGCAGAAAATGAGTAAAAACATCATTACTGTAGATCGAGACGGCGAAGATGGCCTGGCCGTGAACTTTGCCGGGACTACTCAGGAGCGCTTGGTGGCCGTTGGGGCCACGATTGCCGCTGCCATAGCCAGTATGAAAGGAGGCGGGACACCAGAGGAGACGATACGCGAACAGATGCAGATTTGGACGGATTACGGACTTCAGCATGGAACAGAACAGAAACAGGCAGGGCAGGCCACCGAGCGGGTGGAGATCGGCTACACCGTGGACAAGGAGCGCTGGCACGAGGCCGCCGACAGCATCGAGACAGTTTCCACCGCTATGGCGGCCTATCTCCTCCAGCGAAATTTGGACGGGAAGGGGCAGGAAGACAAGGACGAATTCCTGGCGGACGTGGCTCTGGTAGTCACGGCCACCCGCTATGTTGCGGAGTTCGCAGCGGACAAGTGCCGGTTTATCCCCGTGTCGCAAAAGAAGAACCGGGGGGACATGAGATGAAGGATCTGCTGGAACGGCTGCGGCTGTGGATCATCAAGGCCCTGGGTGGGTACGACAGGCAGCAGATTCTCACCTATCGCTCCCCTCCGCTCCAATGGATGCGGCCGGAGATAGAGCGAGTGCGAGCAGAGACGCATATTCCATGGAAAAGGGCTTGCTGGATGGGCAAAGATTCCTGGGGCCATGTTCAAATGGAGCTTGCGGAGAATTTGGCCCGGCAGATGATCCAGGACCAGTTTGTGGTGATGCAGACCACTCATGATGAGCTAAGGAATGAGGTGGTTGTGCGGGCGACCGTGATGGTCGTAAGCGGAAAGGATGTGGCAATCCATGAGGAATGGGGGCCAACCCCGGAATATGACGACTGGCGTCACTTGCGGCCGCTGTAGCTGGCGGGATGGGTTCGCGGTGCGTGTTGCTGTGGTGACAGCCCAAGACGAGGGGATTTTACCAACGAGGACACGTCAGCCTGCCGGGCCTATGAGGAGGCAAGGCCAGAGCCAAAATCAGGAGGAGACGATGATGGCGATTAAAAATTACACATCCTCGGTGGATGTTTTTACCAGCCTGGGAGAGATCCAAGGGGCCATCGCAAAACATGGGGCACGGCAGATTATGGTAGGGTATGATGACCAGGGGCAACCTACCGGTGTCACCTTCACTGTTGACACCTGGGCCGGGCGGCGGGGCTTCCTCCTCCCCGCCAACATCGACGGCGTGATGGCCGCCTTTCTGGAGCAGGGGGTCCGGGCAGACCGGGCCCAGGCCATGCGGACCGGCTGGCGCAATATCCGGGACTGGGTGCTGGCCCAGATGGCGCTCATCGAGGCTGGAATGGTCGAGGCGGATGAAGTCTTCCTGCCATACCTGACCGATGGCAAGGGGAACACCGTATACAGCTTATATTCTGGCGGGCAACTGGCCCTCGGATCCAGTGAGTAATAAAAAGAGGCTACCCCCGGCACCTGCTGTGGGAAGCGAGCGCCGGGGATAGCCAAGGACACAATATATCGCCGTTTGACAGGCCAATTCCACTACATATTGTATCATGTCATGCGGCAGAAGTCAAGCACAGCGGTAGAAGCAACGCTGCGACAAGGGAAACGAGGCGCCGCCGGCGGGCGGCGTGCGGGCTTGTAATGGGTATTATCCTTGTTGCGATGACGAGGAGGCAGGACATGAAGAGATCGTTCATGCGGGAAAAGGTCATCCACTGTGGAACAGGCTTTATAGCTCCGGAAATCTATCCGTACACAGAAAGTCAGGCGCAGGCCAGCCGAGGCCGGCGAGCCAAGAAGAAAGAGGTCTCCGCCCCAAAACAAAAGAATCTGAATGACCGGAGGGCGAAGCGATATTTCATACAGCTTGCCACGACCAATTTTGGTAAGGGAGACATTGCCGTCCATTTGAGCTACGCCCCGGAGCACCTGCCAGAGACAGAGGAGGAAGCCATGAAAATCGCTTCAAAGTATCTCCGTCGGGTGGCCTACTTGCGGAAGAAGATGGGCCTCCCCCCTCTCAAATACCTCCTCGTGACACAGGTGGGCAGGAAAAAGAACGGGACCCACCGGTTACATCATCACATCCTGATGAACGGCGGGCTGGACCGAGATGTTTTGGAGTCCATCTGGTGGAAAGAAAAGAAGACCAAGGACAAAGAGGCGGTCATGTACGGTTGGGCAAACGCTGACCGCTTACAGCCAAACAACAAGGGTATCGCCAACATTGCCGGGTATATGGTCCAGGACAGCGCCGGGAAAAAGCACTGGACACAATCTCAAAATCTGGAAAAGCCGTGGTATAAGGGGACCAACGACAGCAAGTACACCCGCCGGCAGCTGGAGAAGATCGCCAAGCTGCCCATGGACTGTGAGGAGTTCAAAGCCTTTTGGGAAAAACAGTATGAGGGCAGGGGCGGCCACAGCTGGGAGCTGGTAGACTGTGAGGTCAACTATGCGGAGCAGTCGGGGTGGTACTTTTATCTGACCATGAGAAGGAGGGGCTGAATGGAAGAACTGCGGGCAGACTTCACCAGAAATTGTGCTGGGTGCGAGGCCGTGATAGCGGAGCCATGGCCTGGGGGAAGGATGGGCTACCGTTGTGGAGCGGCGGGGCCATGTAAAGGCTACATGGTCGGAATTGGGCGCTTTCGCCCATATATCCCAGCCTGGTGTCCCAAAATGAGACGAAATAAAAATAAGCAGGAGGAGATCGTATGAGTACGGACAAGGCCAAATCGGACTTTATGGACATTTACCGCCAGTATATCCATCGCCAAGGGAGTGAAGCCCTGCTGTCGTGGATGGAGAATGGCAGCGACTTTTTTTCGGCCCCAGCCAGCACAAAGTATCACCTGGCCTATCCGGGTGGGCTGGCAGAGCACAGCGTGAATGTCTTCTGGGCCCTCCGTGAGTGGGTCCCGGGGCGGACGTGCACCAAGACCAGCATGGAGACCATCGCCATTGTAGCCCTGCTCCATGACCTCTGTAAGGCCAATTTCTATGTCAAAGAGTACCGGTCAGACGGGGGGCTAAAAGGTTACATCGTCAAGGACCAATTTCCGTTTGGGCATGGCGAAAAATCCTGTTTCCTAATCCGGCACTTCATGGACCTGACCACGGAAGAGGCCCTGGCTATCCGCTGGCACATGGGAGCCTATGATGATGCCGCCAAAGGTGGTAGCCGAAGCATAAATGAGGCCATGAAACTCTACCCTCTGGTATATGAACTGCAGGCCGCAGATATGCGGGCTACCCACAGCATGGAACAGGAGCCCGAATGAGCTGGGGAAGAAATCCCCTTGCCAGCTACCGGGCGGGGGTAAACAGCAACCGAGGACATGAGTTTGAGGGGTACATAAAGGCCGGCTGCATCTATTATGCCATGCACGAGCGGGCGCAGATCGATAAAACGCCGGAGCCGTTCCGGGTGCTGGAAAAACGTGAAAAGGGTGTTTTTGTGGGCAGATTTACGGCTCATGCCCAGCCGGACTTCCAAGGGACACTTGATGGAGGCCGGAGCATCATCTTTGAGGCAAAATACACCACAACAGATAAAATGGCTTGGGACGTGTTGACAGGCACACAGATGGAGACGCTGGAGAACCACAGCCGGCGGGGCGCCATGACCGGGGTATGTGTGGGAATCCGGGAGAACTTCTTTTTCGTGCCATGGCCGGTCTGGCGGGATATGAAAGACCTGTGGGGGAAAAAGACAGTAACGGCGAAGGACCTGGAGCCATTCCGGGTAAAGTTCAACGGCGGTGCGGTGCTGTTTTTGGATTATGTGACAGCCAACAAGAAGAAAGGAAGGAAAAAATAATGGCTATCGTACAGTTCGTCTTTTCGAGCTTTTGGATTTGGGTGGGGACCACCATCCTTGCGTTTGGGATCCTGGGGAGGGTCGGGGCGATTATAATGGCTATCCGAAAGCAGGAGCAGAACAAAGAGATCCAGATAACCGTGTATGAGGACCAAACGGGGATCATCAGAGTTCAGGGATTAGATCAAGATGGCTGCGAGCGTGTCATCATCGCCGCCGTCAACTCCGTTGAAAGCCACCTGGAAGAAACCAGTGGCAGCGATAAACCCCGGGAGGATAATACATGAGCCGTCGGAGAAGGCCCCCCATGCCCGGATTCTATGGGAAGAACATAGCCCAGGCCGCCCAGCGGAAGTTTTTCGAGAAAAAGCGCCGAGAGCGTGACGCCGAAAAACTGGGTACAGACAGCCATGCCGGCCGCATAGATGTCGAAGCGGATGGCGGCGTAAACTGACACAATATCACAGGCGAGTGAGGCGGTATGGATGCGTAGGAAGAATACAAAAATCATCATGGGGTATTATGGCGGGATCCAGGATATGATACGACTGCTGAAAAATGAGCGAGCCGATTTGGAGAATCAGCATTACAATACCCTGGGAGCGGTGGCGGCCGATGGCCTGCCAAATTCTGGCACGCCCGGAAAGCCTGTGGAGAGCATGGCGATAGATGCCGCCGAGAAAGGTGTATGGGAACGGCTACAGGAAATTGAGGTCCGCTTGCAGGTTTTGGAAGCGGATGCCGCCGTCATCCGGGACAGCCTGGACAGCCTGGGCGGTCGGTACAAAAGGGTCCTCTCCATGCGCTATATCCATCGGTACAGCTGGGGTAAAATCGCCGTCCGACTGGAAACTCCGGACAGCACAGTGCGAAACTGGCACACAAGGGCGCTTGACGCCATGGGCATGACCCTGGCGGAGGCCCCTATGATCGACGAAATTTTGGATCGGGCCTCACGCGCGCGCGTATAAGATGATACGGAGGGGATTTTTGGAGCAGCCCACCAGGGGAATTTGTGGCTGCCCCTGTGGGGCGCTGGAGCCACGCAGGAGCGGAATTTGAAAAAGGGGCAATATCTACCCTCCATAGATTTTGAAAGCGGCATATTGCGTGTGTGTGAAGCAGTTTCCGTCAAAAAGGAAACGGCGGAGAAAAACAATTTGCGAATAAGCAGACAACGCCCCCGACGGCCTCATGGCTCGTCGGGGGCGTTGTCTGCCTGGTCAAACAAAGTCTCCTGTTCCCCGCTGGGGTCAATGAGGGGAAATGGGAGTTGGGGCGGTGGCGGGATGGCGGCGTAGAACTTGCCGTTTTCGTAGTGCTCATCGGTCACGCCGTCATACCAGGAAATGTCGCCGTGCTCGGCCTGGGCCTCGTCCATGGCGGCGTAGGCTTGCTCATAGGTGAAGCCGCCGAAGCTAAGCCGGGAACCGTCGGCGAACTGGGCCACCAGGCAATAGGCCGGGTATATTTTGGATTGGTCACAGGGCATAGCATCCACTCCTTTTTGGGGCCTGTCTTGGTGCTGATATTGTATCACATAGGTGCCGGGGTTACAACTGGGCCTTTGTTTGGGGGCCTGTGAGGACCGAGAGAACTGGGGTCAGTCGTAGCACATTTCGTAGAGGATCCGGTACTGCTGTTTGAGCCTTTCATAGGCCCGTTTTGTGACGCAGTAGCATCCTTGGCCCTCGTCGTAGGAGATCCCTCGCCCGTGGAGCCGGGGAAGGTCGTCTCGAAGGGGGCGGAGATAATAATGCCCACCGTAATAGCCGAGGCTGGCCTGGAAGTCGCAGCCGGTGGGCGGCTGCTGGTCCTCGTAGTAATAGGCATACACACCTGGTTTTGTGGCCTCCACGGCGGGGGCCTTGGCGGCCTCCAGGGCGGCGTAGTCCGGGGCGTAGCCGTGGAGCTCGCCGGTTTTGGGGTCGAAGCTGGCGGCGCTTGCGTCCGGGACAAAGAGCGTTGTCTGCTCGCCGATCTTCTGGGCGTAGCCGCCCGGGACCCTGGAATATGTGCCGGGTATCTTCCTTTCGATTGCTGGCATGATAGCAACCTCCTTTTTGGGTTTTGGCCTGTGGCCTGGGGTGGGACCGTTTACGGCACGATCCCCCAGGGGCCGGGGCGGGTCAAAGAGCGGTTTTGTGGGCGCTGTCTTTTGTGTGGGCCCAGACATCGACGGAATAACCGACGCGGCGGAGGTCTTCGGCCTTTTTGTGGGCGGTGCCGGCGTCGTCGGCCCATGAGACGAGCGGGAAGCCTCGCTTGTTGTAAATGATTTGGTAACGGACCATGGTGTGCACCTCCTTTTGCTTTTGGATTCAGGGTCAGGTGAGGGTGAGTTGGGAGAAGTCATCGGTGAGGGGGATCTCCTGGGGCGTTTTGTCTTGGGGCTGGGGGGCGGCGGGCTCTGTGCTGGGTTGTTCGGTGTGCTCCTCGCTGGTGGGTTTTGTGGGGGTGGAGATGCCGAGAAGGCAGCGAACATCATAAAGGGCGTTTTGGGTCAGCCGCCGTTGCCACGCCTGATTTTTGGGAGACCAGCGGAAACCGTGACTTTTGAGCTTGGAACGGGTCTCTTCATCGGGCCTATCGTCGAAGAAGATTTGCAGGCGGTTTTCTGTGGCGTTTTCGACCACGTGCCCACCGTCAAAAGCAAGCTCCTGGACAGGGGCGCTCCGCATGGCCTCCAGATCATCCAACTTAGCAAGGTTTTCCTGCGCCCGTTTAATTTTGTTGCGGAGGCTGGCCAGTTCGTAGTCGGGGTATGGTTTTTGTGCCCAGCTATAGGACCCCGCGATCTCGGCATCCATTTTGGCTGCCTGGTCATCGTCAATACCGGGAAAGCCCTGCATGGTCTTATACTTGCGGTGGTAGGCGTTCATGGCCTTGGCCCGCTCAAGCTCGGCCTGGTACGATTCAAGGCGCTGCTGGTGTATTGCTCGTGCGTCTGGGTCGGTGGGGTCGATGGCACCGGTCCCAATAGAACGGATTTTGTTTTTTATGGCCTCAATTTCTTCCCACTCCTTGTACAGAGCAGCGGACCGGGCGTTCTGTTTCTGCTTTTTCCGAACGGGAAAATTTGCGGGACCGGAAACGAGAACAGAGGGGCAACTTGCATCATTGCGGCTGGTGGCGTTGTACCACTCCGCAAGGCGGCGGGCGTAGCGGTCAAGGAGATGGTCAAGTTTGTCGTGGTAAAAGGGGCTGACACTCTCCTTTTTGGCGGCCACCAGCTCGGCGCACTGGTCCACCATGTGGCGATATTCTGCGGTAGTGCTACCCAGCTTGTAATCGCTCATGTGGGCCATGTCCCATGCGACCTGTGCGATCCGTTCGTCAATTTCGTAGTAGATCATTTACAATCCTCCTTTTTGGGTTATGCTACCCATGAGCGCCCGCCCCGGGTTGGGGCGGCTGGGCTTGCACCAGCGGCGGCGGGAGGCCGTCGGCCTTGCGGGCTTTGTGTCAAGCGGCTTTGATATACCAGGCGTTACGCTTGGCGCTCCACGCCATGCCGGCGGCTTTCAGCTCGGCGGCATGGTCGCCTGGGTCGGCGGTGGTCCAGAGGACTGGGGAGGCCGTCTGGGCGCCCTTGACGATGTAGGGGATCTGGAGCTTGTCCAGCAGGGCCTTGACAGGCTCGGCCTTGCCGGCGGCCTGGGGTATTTTGTCCTGGGGTTGGGCCTGGAGGGCGGCGAGCTGGGCCTGGAGGGTTGCCACCTGAGCGGCGAGGGCGTCACGCTGATCCAGAAGATCACAGATTTTGTTTTGCTGGTCGGTCATGATGGCGTCGCCGTTGTTGTTCTGGGTGATTAGATCCTCCACCTTGCGCCGCAGCCGGTCCCGCTCCTGCTGGAGCTGGGCGGCGTCGGCGGTGGGCTGGTCGGTGTAGTAGGCACGGACGGCGGTACACAGCTTTTCGTTACTGGGCCGGATGGGGAGGATCAGGCCGATGGGATCCGGGCCTTCCTCACCTCCCTGGTCAATCACTACAGGGGCGGAGGGTCCGCCGGCCTTGAATGTGCCGCAGGCGGTAAAGGCGGAAACGAAATCAGCGTTGACGATGACGACGGCATCGGCGGCGGAATTGTAGAAAAATGTTCCGTTGGCCTTCTTGTCGATGGCGAAGGTGAACGGGGCCAGGTCCGCCGGGGCGGTGCTCTTTTTGGCGGAATCGGCCAGGACCTTTTCCATGTCCAGGGGCTCCCGGCCTTCCATGAGGCCGTTCTTGTACAGAACATAGGCGGCGGGGTCCCGCTGGGTGATGGGGCGGATCAGCTCGTCATATTCCAGCTGGTTGAGCTTTACCAGGATCACGCCATTGGTGACGAAAATATAGCCGTCGTCGTTGGGGCCGGACACGTGGAGCGGCTGACCGTTTTTAATGCTGGACTTGAAAATGCGGGTGAGGGCAACAGTGTAGCGGGTAGTAGCGGCATCGTGACGGGTGAGAGATTTTTTCATACTGGGCAACTCCTTTTTCTTTTCGTTTGAGGGCTTGCGCCCATGGGGCGGGGCCGCTTTGGTGAGCGGTGCGGCCCTGCTGGGGCGTCCGCTGGGATGGAGTCAAGCCCTCCTGGGCTCGTCCTTCTCAACTTGGGTAATGCTGAAGAGATAGGACAGCTTCTTGTAGAAATGGCCGGTCTCGCCGTCGGGGGCCGGGGGCATGTCGGGGTCATCCTCGGCGCCGTTCTTAGAGGGCTTGTTGGTCCACCTCCAAAGCTCGGCGGAAAAGATCGCCCGCTCACCCTTACGGACGTGGTAGCCAATCGACCGCCAATAAGCGAAGGTATGGAACGGGAGCGAGCCGAAGGCCTGGGAGAGCTGCTGGAGCTGTTCGACGGTAAAGCCGTGAGCCTGGGCGGTGCGGGCGATGATCTCTTGATTCGTCATGGTGATCTTCCTTTCCGGCCCTGGGGGCCTGTCGTGGTGCGGCACTGTTGCGTGCTGTTTGTGTTGTGAGAATAGCACGCAACAGTGCGAATTGTCAAGCAGTTTTTCTCAATTTCTTTCGGTTTGTGCAAAATGCACTGTTGCGTGCGGCTTGGTTTGTTGAATTTGCCCTGTTGCGTGCCGCTGCCGTATGATATATAATAAAATATCTTGATACGGGAGGCGGTCGGTGTGGTCAGCGAAAAGAAAAGGGCATCGAATGATCGGTACAACGAAAAATGCGATTATATCAGCGTGCGTCCAGTAAAGGCAACCGGCGAGGCCATCCGGGCGGCAGCAGCAGCCGCCGGGGAAAGCCTACAGGGCTATATCATCCGGGCGTGCTTGGAGCGGATGGAGCGAGAAAAGACCGACGGGGCCGGGGGTTGATTTCTTCCCGGCGGCGTGGTATCATGCAAGCATGGGGGAGCGATCCCCCGAAGGGGCGGGAGCACCCCGGCGGCGAATTCGCCAGGGCCTCCCGTGTGTGAAAGCATCGGGCCGGGCCTTGGACGGGTGGCCCGGTGCTTTTTTACGCCTTCGGCGGCTCGGCCGTGCCGGTCATGTACTTCACGCACTCCAGCACCTGGTCCGCCGTGAAGCCGTGCGCCTTCAGCCAATCGGCGAGGCGGTCAAGCTCCCGGGTGGTCATTTCGTCCATGTTCACCTCCCCTTTCTGGACGCCGCCGGGGACATCACCTCGGCGGCGATTCGCTGGGCCGAGGCCGTGGGGCCCGGGCTTGGCTCGAATGATAGCGGCAAATTTTCCGGCCGTCAACCGGGCAAAATTTTTTATATTTTTTATCTCCGAGTGAAACGAGGAGTAAAAAAATATAAAAAATTTTTTCCTGCGCCCGCGTATATACGCACACTCACACACACGCAGGAGGGCAAAATCACGCAGGGAAAAATCCCCGGCAAGCTCGCCGGGGATTTTTTGCGGGAAAATTTCCGTGTCGCCCCGCTGAAGAAAGCCCCGGACAGCATCGCCGCCACACAGCCAAGGACCGAGGCCGGGAGATCACGAAGGCCGGCCACCCATCGCACCCCCCGCACGCAAGGCGGCCGCCGCCGGAAAGCCCCCGAAGCGGCGAGGCCGGCCGCCGCCACGCCCACACCCACGCCCCCACGCCCCCCACGCACCCACACGAAAGCCACCGCAGGCGAGGGGATAGCCGCCGGGAGGGGCCGAGACCGACGGCGGCGAGGATTTACGCGTCCGCGGTAGATTGACCTGATAGCTTGATTATATATCCCCCCTCCCCCCATGACAGCAACAGCCCACCGACCGCCGCCAGGCCACCCCGCCGCCCTGGCCAGCCATGCGCGCACACCCACGCCCGCACACACGAGCCCCAGCCCGAGGCAAAGCCGCCGCCCAGGCCAGCCGCCGCCACCGACCGCCAGCCGATGCCAAGCAGCGGCAAGGCGGCGGGGCCATCTCGCCCGCCCGCACCCGCTCGCACCAGCGCCAGCCGTCCCCTCCAACCGGCGGCAAGGTACTGGGAAAGCGGCAGCTATCCCTTGCGGGTTCGGAAGCGCAAAATTTTCGTAGGTATGAGGGGAAAAATCCACTTCCGGGAAATCGGGACGGAAAAAGCAGAGGGGGAGATAAAAGCAAAATGGCGGTCAAACGCTTGCGGGCCAATGGATTGACGGCATCCGAGGACAGAAAAATATTTTTTGGAAGTTAGCAACTTTGGCGGGTTTTCGGTGCTATATTGATATTGTGCAAAAAAGCCAACAAGGGGACACACCCTTGCTGGCTTTTATTATGCACACGGAGATGCTGGTGGCCGCTGAATGTAAGGCGATCTTCCCTCCTTTCATCGCTGATGGGTCAGGGTTCAAATCCCCCCAGGCCACCTCCCACCTCCCCGCTCCGAAGGTATAGGCTCCACCGCCATGGCAAGGGAAACGGACCTACCCTGTGCGCTGCGCGAAAGTGGCAGGGTGAAAAATCTAATTGGCTGACCCCGGCCAGAATTGTTTACGGTTCCGACCGACGACGCCGGCGGAGGGGTTGAGATGTACCGTGATACCAGCGGTGGAAAGAACGGGAGACGTAGAGAGGCGAGGATGCGGCGAGCTATAGGTGTGGTCCTGGCTGTCTGCGGACAAGGCCGGGGTGTATCTAAGTCAAACGAATCGCCGCCGCTGGGATCGTGACATCAGGCGCTATAGCGCAGACTATATAGGGGGCGATGGAGTGCCAAAGCGGAGTGAGAAGCGCGACACCGCCAAGGCTGAATACATCGCTCGAATGGGCAGGGACGGGAAGGTCAACCTGCGGGAGCTGGCCGAAAATCTGGGCGTGAACTATCAGACCTTGCGGAACTGGATGACTGCGGACGGCTGGAAAAAGGACCTCCCAAAAAAGAAAAAGGGCGGACAACCTGGGAACAGAAATAGCGCCGGGAAAAAGAATGCCGCCGGGAGCCACGCCGGAGCACCGAAAGGGAACAAAAATGCGGAGAAGGACGGAGCTTATAGCGCCGTCCTTCTTGATATGCTCACCGACGATGAAATGAAGGTGGTAGACGCCACCCCGTTGGGGAGTCGGGAAGCACTGGAACACGAGATGAAGATCCTCAAATTTCGGGAGCATAAGATTCTGTCCAAAATTTCGGAATATGAGAAAGCCCCCGAAGATGCCCTTTACATCAGTGGCGTCCTCGATATGCGAAAGCCGGCAGGACGGGGCGATAAGAAGCAGGACGGCGCCAATCAGGAAATAGGGATGTACAACAAGGACAGCGCCTTTAGCCGGATATTGAAATTGCAGGAGGCGCTTTACAAAGTGCAGGGCCGGATCGCTAAGATAGCGGATAGCCTACGGATGATGGATGAAAGCCATAGGCGGATGGAACTGGAAATGGAGCGCCTGGAGATCCTGCGGATGCGGGCCACCGGGGTGGTACATTTCCCGGACGATGAAATGGGCGGTGAGGGCACATGACCCTTTACACGAGTAAAGTGGTAGCCGAGTGGCTCGGCCTAACAGATCGCCGGGTCCGGCAGCTTAGAGATGAAGGGATCATTGAGGAGCAAGCACCCGGGCTTTACAATCTACAGAAAACCGTGGCTCGATATATCTCCTATATCCGAAAGGGCAACACGAGCTTGAACGACGAGCGGGCCATGCTTGTGCGGGCCAAGCGGGAAGCCGCAGAGATGGAGAACGAGCTGCGCCGGGGGAAAACCCACAGGACGGAAGACATCGAGGCCGGAATAAAGACCATGTGCCTGAATATCCGCTCCCGCTTCCTGATGATCCCCGCCAAGCTCTCCCCCGCCCTGGCAAGCATGGACGGAAATCAGGCGGAAATTTTTGATGCGTTAAAGGAAGCCATCGACGAAACGCTGGACGAACTCAAAGACTACGACGTGGCCCTGGCAGCGGCAAAAGATGAGGGCGATTAAATGAACCCTATGGAGCAAGACCTGTTGGGCCTGGAAATGGAAGATGCGCTGCAACAGGCAGAGAAAGCCCTGGGAGCGCAAAAAACGGGAGAGCGGAGGACAATAAGGATAGCACCACAGACGGCGGAGCTGTTCGCAAGGTGCATATCAGTTCTGAAGCCTCCCCCGGCGCTGACACTCTCCCAGTGGGCCGACACCTACAGGGTTTTGAGCCCGGAAAGCAGCGCAGAGCCAGGGCGGTGGCACACGGACAAGGCCCCATACCAGCGGGAAATCATGGACGCCATTGGAGATAACCACGTCCGAAAGGTAGTGGTGATGAGTGCGGCCCAGATCGGCAAGACGGCGATGCTGATGAATATGCTGGGCTTCTATATGCACTATCACCCAGCCCCGGTGATGGTGATCCAGCCGACCCTGGAGATGGGGCAGACCTTCTCAAAGGACTTTCTCTCTCCCATGATCCGAGACACCCCGGTACTTCAAGGGCTGGTGGACACGAAATCCAGGTATTCAGGAAATACAATCCTGAAGAAGAACTTCCCAGGCGGGCACGTGACCATCATCGGAGCAAATTCACCAGCAAGCCTCGCCATGCGGCCTATCAAAGTGCTGCTGGCGGACGAGGTAGATCGTTACCCAAAAAGTGCGGGCACGGAGGGCGACCCCCTCCTGTTGGCCCAAAAGCGGCAGACGACCTTCTGGGACAAGAAAACTGTCATCGTCTCCACCCCGACTATAAAGGGCGAGAGCCGGATCGAAAAAGAGTATGCGGAGAGCACCCGGGAAGAGTGGAATGTACCGTGCCCGGTGTGCGGGCATCTGCAACCACTCCAATGGTCGAACGTCGTTTTTGACAAAGACGACTTGACGAAGCCAGTGCTGTACCGATGTAAGCGGTGCGGCACCGAGCGGGGAGAGTATGAGTGGAAATCCATGGAGAAGGAAGGCCGCTTCGTGGCAGAAAATCCCGGAGCGGAGACACGAGGTTTCCATCTCAATACACTTGCCTCCACATTCTGCGGCTGGAAAGAAGTCGTCGAAAAGTTTCTCCTGGCAAAGGACCTCCTGGACCAGGGCGACCCGGAGAAAATGAAGACCTGGATCAACACAGAACTGGGAGAAACCTGGGAGGAGCCGGGCGAGCGGGTGGAGGACACCGAGCTTGTCAACCGCCGGGAGATTTATGGCGCAGATGTACCTGACGACGTGCTGGTCCTTACCGCAGGGGTGGACGTGCAGGATGATCGCTTCGAGGTAGAGATCGTGGGCTGGGGCGTCGGAAAAGAGAGCTGGGGAATCAGATACCAGAAAATCTATGGCGATATGCTCAAAGAGCAGGTATGGCAAGACCTGGATCAATTCCTGCTGACGCCATGGTATAAAAAGGACGGGACGGCCTTGAACCTCGTTGCTGTGTGCATTGATAGCGGTGGCCACCACACAGACCAAGTTTACCGCTTCACCAAGGAGCGGTGGGAGCGCCGGGTCTGGGCCATAAAGGGCAAAGGTGGGCAGGAAGTCCCATATATCCGCAACCCCACAACAAATAACCGAGTTAAGACGCCACTGTTCGTCGTCGGCGTGGACGCCGGAAAGGCCCTGATATACCAGAGACTAAAGCACATGACCAAGGGGCCAAACTACTGTCACTTTCCGCTGGCCGAGGAAGCGGGCTATGACGATGATTATTTCCGGGGGCTGACCTCGGAGAAGATGGTGGTCCGCTTTAGGAAAGGCCGGAGCGTGGTGGTCTGGGAGATCAAGGATGCCAGTTACAAGCGAAACGAGCCCCTGGACCTGCGGAACTATGCTACAGCAGCGCTGGAAATCGCCAACCCAGTCCTGCAAAAGATGGAGCCAGGGACGGCAAGGCCGAGGAATGCAGGTCGTCGCAAGTTGAATGGAGGGATCTAAATGGCTGTTTTCTCGAAAGAGATATGCCGGCAGAAATTAAATACATGGCTTGCGGCAGAGGACGCCATCGCCACCGGCCAGAGATACCAGATTGGGACACGGATGCTGACACGGGCAGATCTGAAGCAGGTCCGGGAGCAGATGGAATATTGGGCAAAAAAGCTCGCAGAGGCCGAGGCCGAGGAGCGCCAGGGCGGAAGAAACAGGCTGTTCCATTTCGTCCCCCGTGATGTATGAGGGGGTGCGGTATGGACAAACCAAGTATGCTCGACCGGGCCATCGCCAGCATCGCCCCAAAGTATGCCATGAAACGGCTCGCGGCGAAGACGGCCCTGCAATTCGTCAATAGCGGCTACGGGAACTACGGAGCCAACCTGACGAAAAAGGCCATGCGGGGGTGGATGTTCTACGGCGGGAGCCCGAAGGAGGACATCGAGGATAACATCGACGTGCTCCGGCAACGCTCCAGAGACGCCTACATGGGAATCCCGACAGCCTCCGCCGCCCTGAAAACAATGCGAACCAACGTGATCGCAAGAGGGCTGGTGCCTACCCCACAGGTGGACGGCATCGCCCTGGGGATGGAGCCGGAGCAGGTGGAGCAACTGCAAGCCCAAATCTCACGGGAGTTCGGGCTGTGGGCCGATACGGCGGCATGCGACGCAGACCGTATGGACAACTTCTACCAGCTCCAGCAGCTCGCCTTTATGGGGTATCTAATGAACGGAGACGCCATCGCCACCCTCCCCATCGGGCAGCAGATAGGGCAGCCCTACAGCCTACGGGTGCGGATCATCGAGGCAGACCGGCTCTGCTCGCCGGACGGGCAAGACCGGCTCTCCCCCTGCGAGGTAATGGGTCACAAGGTGCACCAGATTGTCCAGGGCGTAGAGACGGACGAAAACGGCATGGTGGTGGCCTACTGGATATGCTCCAAGCATCCGCTGGCGTCTATGTCGGGCCTGGGGCAAGGGTTGAAATGGGAACGGGTGGAAGCCTACGGCAAGGAGACCGGGCGGCGCAACATCCTCCACATTATCACCCGCGAGCGGGCCGGACAGGTGCGCGGCGTCCCCATCCTGGCTCCGGTGCTGGAAAGCCTGAAACAGCTTGGGCGGTACACGGAGGCAGAGATCAACGCCGCCGTCATCTCCGCCATGTTCACGGTGTTCGTGCAGCCCCAACTGGCAACGGACGGGAGGCCCTTCGGGGAAATGCTGCCCCCCGATATGCTCATCGACAGTCAGGACCAGGGGAGCATCGAGTTGGGCAGCGGGGCCATCGTGGGCTTGAATCCGGGAGAAACGGTGAGTTTTGCAGACCCCAAGCACCCCAACAGCGGGTATGACGTTTTCACCAACGCCATGATAAAACAGATCGCCGCCGCCATGGAGGAACCGCCGGAGGTCATCTTCAAGCAGTTCTCCGCATCCTACAGCGCCGCACGCGGGGCCCTCAACGAGTTCTGGCGGACCTGTGGGATGCAGAGGGATTGGTTTGTGAGCGATTTTTGTCAGCCTGTCTACGAGGAATGGCTGGCGGAGGCCGTGGCCCGCGGGCGGATTAAAGCACCGGGATTTTTCGGCGACCCGGCGATCCGCAAGGCTTATTCCGGGTGCGCTTGGAACGGACCCGCCAGGACTAACCTAAACCCCGTTCAGGAGGTGGAGGCCGCGACCAAGAGAGTGGACGCAGGCTTCTCCACCGCCCAAGAGGAGACGGCCCAGATGACCGGCGGGAACTACGCCAAAAACATCCGCCAGAGGCGGGTGGAGGCGGCGCAGAAGAAAGAAGTGGACGACATCATCGGCGGGGCTGATATAGTTCCGGGAGCATAGGAGGTCAAGCATGAGTAAATTCTGGAAGTTCCGAAATCTGACGCAGACCACCGCGGAGCTGCTACTTTACGGCGACATCGCCTCCGAGCAGAGCTGGTTTGGCGATGAGGCCACTCCCAAGCTGTTTGCCGAGGACCTGCGGGGGCTGGGGGCGGTCAGCGAGATCACCGTGCGGATCAACAGCGGCGGTGGAGACGTGTTCGCCGCCCAGACCATCGGGAACCTGCTGGAGGATCACCCGGCGACGGTGACCGCCAAGATCGACGGCCTGTGCGCCAGTGCGGCGACCGTCGTGGCCTGTCACTGTGACAAGGTGGTCGCCGCCAATGACAGCACCTACATGGTCCACCCGGTCAAGATGGGCCTTTACGGTTACATCAACGCCACAGAGATGAAACAGTACATGGATGCCATCGCCGTTATCAGAGAGAACATCATCTCCCTCTACGCCAAAAAGACCGGGCGGGAGAAGGGCGAGGTTGCCGGGTGGATGGATGCCACGAGCTGGTGGACAGCTCCCCAGGCCAAGGAAAACGGCTTTGTGGACGAGCTGGTAGATGGCGAGCCCGCCAAAGTGGAAAACCGGGCAGGGGTCCTGTTCGTCAACAGCATCAACATGGGCGTGGCCTTTTCTGACGCCCCCAAATTCGTGCAGAGCAGCTTGGTAGCACCTACCGCCGCCAACCGCTTTGAAAATAAGAACCCGGTAAAGCCGGGAGTACAGGAGGAAGAAGCCATGGAGATCAAAACCGTGGACGACCTGCGCGGAGCGTACCCTGCGCTGGTTGACCAAATCGAACAGGCGGCGGCTGAACGTGCTACGGGCGAGGAACGTCAGCGCATCCAGGACATCGAGGAGATGGCCCTGCCCGGGAGCGAGGAGCTGGCCACCGAGGCCAAGTTCACCAAGCCCATCTCGGCCGCCGACTACGCCAAGGCTGCGATGAAGCGGGCCAAGGAGCTGGGTAATGGCTATTTGGCTGGCCGGGCCAAGGACGCCGCGAAGAGCGGGGTCAACGGCGTGCGGAGTGAGCCGCCTGCCGGGGGCGAGGGCGACGATGAGTTCTTGGCCGCCATCAAAAGCCTGGGCAAGGCCCAGACGAAGTGAGGGAGGAAACGATCATGAGCATGGAACTGGAGAAAAAGACCTTCAGCACCGAGCCGAAGTATTTCATCGCCGGGACCAACGTCCCCGTTACCCCTGCCGTCAAGATCGCCGGGGCCGACCTGCTGGCACACGTGCCGGTCATCATCGGCACCGACGGCACCGTGACGCCGGTGGCAGACAAGGCCAACCTGACCGGCCTTTATGGCATCGCTGCCGAGGCCACCGAGAAGGACAAGGAAGCCGTCATCTATCTGACAGGCGAGTTCTTCGCCGACGGCCTGGCCCTTCCCGAGGGCATTACTGCCGGCGATATGGACGTGCCCCTTCGCAACATCGGCATTTTCCTGAAATAAGAATTGAAACAAGGAGGAATACATTATGCCTATGCCCAACCAGGTAGACATCTATTCTCCGCGCCATCTTGCGGAGGTCGTGCGTCAGGCTCCGCCTGTTCACACCTATTTCCGGGACACCTTCTTCACCAACGTCCGCACCTTCTCCAGCGAGCGGGTGGACATTGACGTCGCCAAGGGAGACCGCCGTATGGCTGCATTCGTCCATCCTCGCGTGGGCGGGCAGGTGCTCAAGAGCGTCGGCTACAGGACCGAGAGCTACAAGCCGCCTCTGGTCAACCCATACGATGTGACCACCGCTGACCAGTTCATGGTCCGGCTCCCCGGGGAGGATCTGTACAGCGGGATGACTCCCGCCCAGCGTGCGGCCCAGAGGCTCATGGAGGACTACAACCGGCTCAACGACGCTACCACTCGCCGGGAGGAGTGGATGTGTGTGGAGGCCATCAAAACCGGCCTCATCCACGTGAAAGGCCCCGGTGTGGATGAGGTCATCGACTTCGGGTTCACCAACAAGGTGGCTCTGACCGGGACGGCCCAGTGGGGCAAGAGTGCTGCCAAGCCCCTGGACAATCTGGAGGAGTGGGGCGACCGAGTGCTGACAGAGGGCTTCGTCAACGTGGACATGGCCATCATGGGCAAGCTCGCCCTGCGGAACTTCCTGGCAGACGAGACCGTCCAGAAGAATCTGGATAATCGGCGGGTGGAGATGGGCCTGATCCACCCAAAGGACCTGCCCAACGGCGTGAAGTACATCGGGCACCTGAACAACCCCAACGTGGACATCTACACCTACGCCGAGGTCTTCCTGGATGACTGGACTGACCCGGAGCACCCCACCACCAAGCCGCTGGTGGACGACAATATGGTCATCCTCATCTCCAGTGGGGCCAACTATATGCTGGCCTATGGGGCATGCACCTACATCGACGACGCCTCGAAGAGCTGGGTGACCTCGGAGACCAATCGGCTCCTTCGCTCCTATGTGGAGCATCACCCGGACCGTCGTTTCCTGGAGCTTCAGGCCCACCCCCTGCCCATCCCGGACAAGGTGGACAGCTGGCTCGTTGCCGCCGTCTGCTGACGAGCTTACCCCGCCGGCATTTCCGCCGGCGGGGTAAGTCTTGAAAGGAGTGGGACGCATGGCACTGTTTGAAATCAAGCAGGACACAGGAAAGGCCCCGGTGGAATGGAAACCTCCGACCTTCAAGGACTGCGCCAAAATGGACGTCGAGAAGGTGTTCTTCAACGGCGATGAGCACGCGGAATACCACCTGATCGATGGGAAAAAGGCCCTCGTCATCATGGAGGAGGCAGACCTGCGGGAGCACTCCTCTCACTGGGAGGCGGGAGCGAAACAAAATTTCGACACCGGCCTCTATACAGCGCACAGCGTCTTATATATCCAGGTAGCCGACTACGGGCCCAAGCCCAAGGTGGGAAAGCAACTGGTGATGGACGCCAAAACGGACCACCAGAGGACCTATGAGATCACAAAGTGCAGCGAAGAGGACGGAGTTTACCGCATGACGCTGAAGAGGACCAGGCAATGAGCAGGGTAAATGTTTCGGTCAGATCCGTGGTTGAAGGGCAGAACATCGAGATTGGCATTGCCGGCATCGACACAGTTGCACAGGCCCTTGGAAACCTGGGGAGCAAAACCCCTGCGGCGCTCAAAGTGGCGGTAAATGCCACAGCACGCCAGGCGCGGAAACTGATGATCTCCAGGGCGAAGGCGAGATATGCGGTAAACGCCGCCGGTCGAAAACACCTGAATGATCTGCGGCAAACCCGCAAGGCCACGAACAAGAACATTGCGGCACAGCTCCACATCTCCAAGATGCGGAACGACCTGGGTTATTTCCAGCACAGCCCAACAGAGGCATACACGGGGGTGGACGTGTTCCGAAGCTCCCCGAAGTTCTACAAGGCTAAGGTGCTGAAGGCACACTCCATGGCCCCGCTGACCGGGGCCGGAAACATGAGCAAGGGCTTCCTGATCCACTTCCACAATGCGGGCGGGAATGACCACATTGGAATGGTCCAGAGGATCATCGGCTCCCACTCCAGCCACACAGTAACCCGGCGAGGAAAGCCACGCTGGCGGAATGCAAAGGGGCGGGTCGAGAAACTGCAAACCATGGGATCCCCCAGCGCCTCAGCAATGCACAAGACCATCTGGCCCGAAGTACGGGATGATGTAGAGCTCTACCTGATGGCTCGCCTGGACGACCAGGTAGATAGGATCCTGGCGCGAGCCAAAGCGAGGAGGACATGAGCGGCATGGGTAAATTCTCACAAGAAGTTGTCGGGCAGACCACACAGCTATGCCAAGACGCCCTCATCGAGATGCTCCAGGACCTTTTCTGTGGCAAGAAGTATAACGGGCAGGAAGGGCGCAAGGAACTGAAAATCTACAAACAGGATCTCCCCATCCCGGAGGAAAACGATGTGGACGCCGACACCGACGCGGCGTTAGCCCCCTACATCGTCGTCCAGATGACAGGAGGAGAGATTCAGGACGATAACAGTCCGCAGGTCGTTGAGTTCTCCCTGGTCATCTGCGCCTATGACGAGGGGAAGAAGCGGGAGGGCTACCAGGACGTTGCCAACATCAAGGAGGACATCGTTCAAAGGGCCTGTAGGGCTCCATACTTCGGAGGGGCCTACACCATCCAGAAGCCCATCGTCTGGGCCATGCAGCAGGACGACACAAACCCGTATTACTACGGGGCCATCACCCTAAATTGCACCGCCCCGGCGATGACACAGGACACAGAATTGGAGGATCTGGTATGAAGAAAGAGCAAGGCGCCGCTCCGGCGGCGGAAACCTCGGAGGGTACGAAGCAGGAGATCGCCAAGGCGGAGAAGGGCCAGTGGCAGCCGCCGAAGCCGTGCGTTTACTGCGGCCCCAGCGTGAGAGGGGTGGCGAGGCAGTACACCGTCTACACCGGAGGCATCCCGGAGGCCCTGCGGGAGTTTGTCCAGGAGCACCCGGCGGCGAGAGGGCTTGTGGTGAGCGTGAACAACTTCCCCGCGACCAGGGTGAACCTGGGCAAGCACGGGACGGCAGAGACCGCCCTGTACGAGAAAATCAAATCCGAGCTGTAAAGAGGAGGAGAGAAAAATGTCTTATCGTCATGGCGTCTATGTCACAGAACAGGACACCAGTATGACCGCCCCGGTGACCGGCACGGCTGGCTTGCAGGTCGTCATCGGCACCGCACCGGTCCATATGCTGAAAAACCCGGCGGAGGCCGTCAACAAGCCCCTGCTGGTCCAGGGCTACAAGGAGGCCGTCGCCGCTGTGGGATGGAGCGACGACTTTGACAGCTATACGCTGTGTGAAGCCATCTCCGCCAGCTTCCAGCTCATGAACGTGGCCCCGCTGGTGCTCATCAACGTGCTGGACCCCAGAAAGCACTCCGCCGAAATGGAGGAGACCACCGTACAGATCAACAGAGGAATTGCCGTCTTGGAAAAGGAAGGCGTGCTGTTGAACGAGCTGGCCGTCAAGAACGGGGATGAGGCGCTGATCGCGGATGAGGACTACACGGCCAGCTTTACCAAGGACGGCATGGTGAGCATCACCGTGATCGCCGGGGGCAAGGCCGAGGGAGCCACAAATCTGACTGTAAGCGGCAAGGTGGTGGACCCCAGTAAGGTGACCGCCGCCGACATCGTGGGCGGCGTGAACGTCGCTACGGAGGAAGAGACAGGCATGGAGGTCATCCGCCAGGTGTACCCCAAACTGGGCATGACTCCTGGCATCCTGATCGCTCCCCGCTGGAGTGCCGACACCACAGTCGCCGCCGTGCTCCAGGCCAAGACCCAGAACGTCAATGGCGTGTTCCGTTGCGTGTGCATCGCGGACGTGGACAGCCGGGAGGGCGGGTGCCGGAAATACACTGACGTGATGGCCCAGAAGGAGAAGCAGGCCCTCTCCTCCCCCAATGCCTACGGCGTGTGGCCTTTCGCCAGGGTGGGCGAGATCGTCTACAGCGGCTCCAGCATCGCTGCCGCCCTGACCGCCTACACGGATGCCGCCAATGACGACACGCCCAACGTCAGCCCCAGCAACAAGGCTATCCCCATCAGTGGGGCTTGTCTTGCCGATGGTTCGGAGGTCGTGGTGGATCAGGATCAGGCAAACACCATCAACGGCTTCGGTATCGCCACCTTCCTGAATATGGGCGGCTTCCGCCTGTGGGGCAACAAGACCTGTGCCTATCCCGCCACGACAGATCCCAAGGACTGCATCTTTTCCACCCGTCGCTTCCTAAACTGGCACGCAAACACCTTCATCCTGACCTACTTCCAGAAGGTGGACGATCCCATGAACACGCGCCTCATCGAAGCCGTGGTGGACAGCGAGAACGTCAGAGGTAACGGCTTTGTGGCCCGTGGCATCGTGGCCCGGTGTGAGACCGTCTATAATGTGGACGAAAACCCGGCCACCGATCTGATGGCCGGAAAGATCACGTTCCACCAGTTCGTCTCTCCGTTCTCCCCGGCAGAGGTCATCAACGACATCGTCGAGTTTGACCCCAATGCGCTGGCGGCTGCGCTGGCCTGATAAAGGAGGGTAACACGCTATGATCAGCAATAACTACATCCCGGAGAAGATCAACGAGTTCAACGCCTATCTGGACGGCACCAAGATGATCGGCGTTGCCTCCTCCATCACTCTGCCGGAGATCAACCAGCTTTCCTCTACCCTGACCGGAGCCGGGCTGGGCGGAGAGATCGACAGCCCCACCGTGGGACAGTTCGAGAGCATGGAGCAGGAGATCCAGTTCAACGTGCTGTACTCCTCTGCCATGGATCTGTTCAAGCCGCTGGAGACGGTCAATTTGACTTTCAGAGCGGCCCAGCAGGTCTACGACAAGACCGGCGGATATGCCTTTAAGGGCCTCCGGGTAGTGGAGGTCGGAAGGGTGAAGAAGACCAACCCCGGCAAGCTGGAGAAGGGTGCGGCCATGGAGGCCACCGTCACCATCGAGCTGACCTACATCCTCATCGAGGTGGACGGCCAGGTCCTCCTCGAAGTGGACAAGCTCAACGGCATCTTCAAGGCCGGCGGGAAGGATATGCTCGCCGGCATCTCCGCACTGACCTAAACCGAGCGGGTCCCCTCCTGCATACGGGCCGGGAGGGGACCCGCCTCATCATACCAGAAGGGAGAATTACAACATGGCAGAAAACGAGAATGTCGTCTCCATTGACGAGGCAAAAGAGACCGGGCGGATCGTGGAGCTGGGCAAGCCCTACAACTTCGAGGGAACGGAGTATACCACGCTGGATCTGGGCGGGCTGGACAAGCTGACCATCCAGGATGCCATCGACGCGCAGAAGCAGCTCATCGGCCAGCAGGAGGTGGCGGCGGCGGTCCTGTGCGAGACCACAACGGCATTTGCCCGTGCCCTTGCCGCCAAGGCCACGGGGCTCCCCATCGAGTTCTTCAAGCTGCTGCCCAGAGGGGCCAACAGGCGCCTGGGCAATGCGGTAAGGGAGCACCTGACCACAGAGGTGGAGACCGAGGGGCACTACATCACCTTTGAGAAGCCCTACGTCTTCACTGGCGTGGATAAATCAGGGACCTACACGGGCGTGGACCTGTCCGGTATCGCCGAGCTGAACAGCATGAACGAGAGCGAGGCAGAAAACCGCATGGCCCGTGCCGGGTTTGCGGTGATGGAGAATACGTCCAATTATCTCTATGTCTGCATCCTCGCGAGCATGGGGGCGAAGCTGCCGGAGGAGTTCTTCACCGGCCTCCCCATCTGCGAGCTGCTGAAACTGAAACAGGCTGTCAACGACGCCGATTTTTTCGAGTGATAGGCGGGGCAAAAGCTCTGCGGAGGGCGGCAATCGACCTCTCTATGGCAACGCACACAGGAGTAGATTTTTACCTGACGATGCCGGTGCGAGACTTTATCGAGCTGTATAACGAGGTGGCAGAGGCATGGCGAAAGGCAAAACATTAGACCTGACAATCCAGATCGCAGGCAAGGTCGATAAAAGCCTGGTCGCCGCGATCGATCAGACAGGATCTCTGCTGGGCGATGTCTCCAAGACTGTGAGCCGGGTAGGCTCCGCTGGTCTTGCCGCTATGGGCTTGATGGCCACCGGCACTGTGGCGGCGCTGGCGCAATGCACTGACGCCGCCAAACAATTTGAAAGCAGCATGGCCGATGTAGTGAAGTACGTAGACGGCCTGGCGGATACGAGCGGCAAGATCAGCAATGCCACAGCCCAAAACGGGAAAACCTTCGTCCAAAACTACGGTGAGATGAAGGCCGCCATCCTGGATCTATCCACCCAAATTCCGTATACGGCAGATGAGTTGACGCAGCTCGCCGCCGCCGCAGGTCAGAGTGGCAAGACCATGGCGGATATGCTGCCGACCTCTATGGGAGGAAACGGGGAAAACTTTCTCCGGGACGTTGCCATGTGGGGCGCAGCTATGGATGTAGATGCAGCCCAGGCCGGCGACTGGGCCGCAAAGTGGGAGGTCGCCCTGGACGCCTCCCACAAGGAAGTCATGGAGTACGCCGACATCATCAACTACCTGGGAGCCAACACGGCGACCACAGCAGCAGAGATTGCAAGTGCGGTAAACTCTTCGGCAAGCCTGGGCCAGGTGGGCGGTGTAAACGTGCCGACCACCATTGCCCTGGCGGACGCCATGCTGGCAACTGGCGTGGCCTCAGACCGGGTAGGCACCAGCATCAAGCGCATGGTGACCAACCTGAGTAAGGGCGAGAGCGCCACGAAAGCACAAAAGGAGCTATGGTTGGAGCTGGGCTTCACAGCGGATGGTGTTGCGAAATCCATGCAAGAGGACGCTACCAAAACTCTTACGGACGTATTCAACGCTATCAAGAATATGCCGAAGGAACGACAGGTGGCGGCACTGTCCACCCTGCTTGGACAGTGGGCCATTGAGGGCGGGGCAAAGGTCGTGAATAACATGGATGCCTTTACCAAAGCCCTGGATATGGTGAGCGATCCGTCCCAATACCTGGGGAGCATGGAGCGGGAGTTCATCATCAAATCGTCCACCTCGGAAAACATCGACAAGATACTGGAAAACGCCAAGTTTGCCACAAAGGTGAACCTGGGGGACGCGTTTCTGCCAGCGAAAAAGGAAATGGCTCTGGCTCTTGTGGATTTTTTGAACAGCTTGCGGAATATGCCGGAGCTGGGCCAGGCGGCGGAGACCATCACCGGGCTTTTTGCGAGTGGCGTAACCAAGGCTGGGGACGCACTGGAAAAGGCGCTCCCTTATATCCAGCAGGGCCTTGATTACATAGTAAACAACGGGCCCAAGGTGGTATCTATCCTGGGCAAGCTGGCGGCGGTTTTTACGGTGATGAAGTTCGCACCGGGGATCTCATCGGCTATGGGAGCCTTGGGCGGTCTGGTCCTGGGCCACGCAGGCACCGGCGGCAGGAAGCGGACCGGTGGGCTCCTGGGCCTTTGGCAGGGCGGAAAAGCGGCAGGAAGCGCAGTTGCCAGTACGGTGTCCACTCTCATAGGCGCCACGCATAGCAACGGCTTTTTCCGCACGATGGGAGCAGCCATTTCCAGCCTGATTGCCGGGAACGGGATCAAGGGAACGAGAGCCATGCTTGCGTCTGCGGCGGCCTCGCCCGGGATCCTGTCAGGCTTCCAAGGCATTGGATCGGCCTTGGCGTCCAGAGTGGCCGGGAGTGGTCTCGGGCAATACCTGGGCGGTATCGGCACCGCATTGGGAAACACAAAACTGGGAACGGCGGTCACCGGGCTGCGGCCAGGCCTTGCGGGGATAGGCGCTACAGCAAGCATCTACGGGAGCATCATCCAGCAGAACCTCTCTGGGGTCACAGGGAAAGCAGAAGGACTGGTGAGCAACATCGCCAACTCTGGAATCGGCCAAGCCCTGGGCGGCTTTATGGGGAGCGCAGGCGGAGTCCTACGCTCTGGTGCAAGGGTGACCAGTTCGATCTTTGGCCCATTGGCCTCCGGCTTCGGAAGCCTGGTTGCGGGGGCCGCACCGGTCATTGGGGCCATCTCCACAATTATCGCTGTGGTGAGCCTCCTGGGAGACCACCTGGACGACATCCGCAACATCGTAGGCAATGTATTTGGAGAACAGAGCCTTGCGGTTTTTGACAGGTTCATTGGAACGCTTGGCACAGTAAAGGATTTTGTCGTAGGACTGTTCCAGGATGGAGGGGTCGCCACGGCGCTGGCCCCGGTCCGGGGCGCCATCACAGAAATGTTCGGCGATGACGCCGGAGTGGCCTTTGACGGACTGGTGAGCATCCTGCAATCGGTCATGGGCGTGGCGGGGCAGGTGGTGACCTTTGCGACCACCTACGTCAAGCCCATCATTCAGGACATCTTCTCCTACATTTCTGGCACGGTAGTTCCGGGTATCATGCAAACCTTTACCACGGCGACTCCGTTCATCTCTTCCATCATCACCAGCCTGGGCAGCGCCGTTATGACAGTAATGACGTTCATCGGCCAGGCCATCCAGTCGGCGATGCCCTTTGTGAAGGGAATCATCGGTGCCATTTTGACGATCGGAAGCACGGTCATCCCCACCCTGTTGGCGGGCGTCGCCACCTTTGCAGAGCAGCTTGTCCCGATCCTGGAAGGCATCCGGATGACCTTCGGCGGGATCGTCGAGTTCGTCAGTGGCATATTTACAGCGAACTGGACGCAGGCGTGGACCGGCGTTAAGAACATCTTCGTGGGTATCTTCTCCACATTGGGAGCCTTGTTCAAGGTCCCCATCAATGCAGTTATCGCACTGATTAACAAGGCCATCTCTGGCATCAACGGCCTGGGGATCACAATTCCCGACTGGGTGCCGGCCATCGGGGGGAGAGAGTTCCGCCCCAATATCCCTAAGATCCCCATGCTGGCAAGAGGTGGATTTACCACGGGACCGAGCATCGCAGGCGAGGCGGGCCGAGAGGCAGTCATCAGTTTTGACAGTGCCGTGCGGGCAAAAAACATTGCCACATGGATGGAAGCTGGGAGACTGCTGGGAGTAAACAGCCTGGGCGCCATCGAAGCAAATGCGCCGGTGGAACTGCGGGACATCAACGGAGACGGCGACGGCTGGGACGACCGGGGCGGCATCACCTTTGCCCCGCAGATCATCATTCAGGGCAATGCTGATAAGGGCGTTGTGGAGGAGGCTCTACGGGAGGCCCAGGCACGGTTTGAGATATGGTATGAGCAGATGATGAGAAAGCGCTCCAGGGTGCGCTACTAAAAGGCAGGAGGGAACAACGTGTATTCCACGAAAAGCGGAGACACCTGGGACACCATTGCGCGGGAGGTCTACGGCAACGAGTATTACGCCGGGATCCTCATGGCAGCAAACCGGCAGCATATCGACACGTTCATGTTCTCGGCCGGGGTGGTGTTGGCCACCCCAGCGGTGAAGACCGAGCGGGCAGGAACACTCCCGGCCTGGAAATTCGAGGCGCAGTATGAATGATGGGAGAAGCATCACCCTGGACGTAAGATATAGCAACACCCCATATTCTCGCACTGTGCAAGCGGCAATAAGCACTGGAGCGGCGGCAAGCGAGGTCCGGGTGGTCGCCGGGGTGGCGGCAGGGCAGGCGGTTACGTTGAACAAGACGCCTCTCTATGTGAGTAGCACGGCGACAAAGCCGGCAACACACAAGACCGGCGTTTACTATTTTTATGATGGGATCCTGATCCGGGGGAGATACCGCATCACCAATACCAAAGAGCGGTGCGGGAAGACCCCGGTGGGCAAGAATGTGACAGGCTGGGCCGACGCCGCAGATTGCGGAGTGACCCAGCCGGCGGAACAGACCGAGCCGCAGGAAGCGCCTCCCTCCCCCGCCGCAGAGGTGGAGGAGACCGGGAGCAACATCACCGACTATGTGGAGAGCATGGCCTACACAGACAACGCCGCCGACGAGAGTGACAGCATCAACATCGTGGTGGACGCCCAGGATGAGAAATGGCTGGGGGACTGGATGCCTAAGAAAGGGGCGACGCTCCACCCCCGTGCCATGGGCCATGACTGGGAAAAGCCGGGAGACGAGCGGGTCATGGATTGCGGGCTGTTTGTAGTGGACGACATCGCCTACAACGATACACCAACCACCCTACAGTTGGGCGGAGTAAGCAAGCCAACCGACTCGGACTTCGGTGAGCAGGAACGGACCACCACCTGGAGAAACACCAGCATCAAGAGAATCGGTGAGACCATAGCCAAGCGGTACGGCCTGGGCTTCTCCTTTGACGGAGAGGATCAGGGCATCGAATGCGATGAGCAGAACGGGACCGACAGTAGCTACTACAATGAGCTGTGCAAGGGCTATGGGCTCGTTCTGAAGGTATACGCCCGTCGGCTATGGGTCTATGACCGGGAGGCATATAAGGCAAAGCCGGCGGTGGCAATAATCGACCGCACCGACATCGTGCGGGGGACCTTTTCTTGGACCACCGCTTTGACAGGTGCCTACACCGGAGGAACCTTGGATTACACTGACCCAGACACGGACAGCGACATCTCGTGTAGCGTGGGCGGAGGGAGCCATATCAAGGCACTCAACAGGCGTGCCACCAGCGTACACGATGCCGCCGTGCAGCTCTGTGCCGCCCTCAACAATGCCAACCACGGGGAAACAAAGGTTAAGTTCCGTCTGCCGGGAAACTGGGACATCAGCGCCGCAAACAACATCACCTTGACCGGGTACAGAAAACTGGATGGCAAGTATTTCGTGGATAGGGTCACGCACAAGATCGACAAGACCGGCTATACCACGGAAATCGAGGCCAGTGCCGTTGTGGAGGGATTCCACCCCTGGGACGTAGGGGGAAGCATCCGTTATAACAGCTCGGAGATGGGTGCAAGGGTTGCAAAAGAAGCGACTGCCCCTGCAAAGAGCGCAGCCAGCGCCGCAACAGGCACCCAGGCCGGGGACGTTGTAACGCTGTCCGGGGCGCCGCTCTATGTGAGCAGTACCGCAAAGGAGCGGGCTGGGACAAAGAGCGGGACCTATTACTACTACGACGGCGTCCTCGTCAATGGGAGATACCGAATCACCAACACCAAGGAGCGGTGCGGGAAATTGCCGGTGGGCAAAAATGTGACCGGCTGGGTCCCGGCAAAGTACTGCATACCGCAAGGTGACGGAGAAGCGGCCATCATGTGAGAGTGGAGGGCACAACATGGCTGGAGAAATCAGGACCGGGCGGGTCAGCTCCATCGACTACACCAGCGGGACCTACGAAGTGACCTACCATGACAGAGGAAAAAGTGTGACCAAGCAGATAAACGCTGTCTCCAACGGGGAATACAAGATGCCTCGCATTGGGCAGGTGGTGAGCGTGGTCCACAACAGCAACGGGCCGGCGGCGGCGGTTGCCACTGGGACGATCTGGAACAAGAGCAACCGACCGGCAGAGGGTTTCGAGGGCCTATACCGCAAGGAATACGGCGAGGAGCCGGGAGACGCCTATGAACGATATGACGCCGGGACGGGAATCTACACCCAGGTTATCCCAACCCAGACCGGGCGCACCTGCGGCGGAACAATCCGGGACGAGTGCAAGGGCATCATCCTTATGGTGGACGGAGACGCCGACGCCACCGTAAAGGGAGAGATCACCCTGTCCATCAACGGAGCCAGCATCACGGTGGACGCCGACGGCAATATCTCGATCGAGTGCAGAAAGAAAATCGAGATCAAAGCACAGGAGATCAAGTTGATGGGAGACACCGGCGACCTGACGCTATGAGGGAGGGCGTGGCATGGTAGGCAGTTTTATGGGCCAAGTCTTCTCTGTGAGCCAGGATAAAATCCTGACCCCCCGCAATATCAAGGGAAGCACAGGAAGCGACTGGGCCAAGCATGAGCGGATCGGCAAGAAGGCAAGGTCCCAGTGGGTCGGGCCGAAGCTGAAAAACTACACGATGGATATTCTGCTCCGCGCCCAGGACGGAGTGAATCCCAGGAGGACGCTGGAAGCACTCCAGGAGGCGGCGGAGAGCAGGAAGACGGACTACTTCATCATCGGCGGAAAGCCCATATCCCCCAACCCGTTCAAATTGGTCAGCGTGAGTGATGAGTGGGCCGCAGTGCTGCGCGGCGGCGTGCTGGTGGAGTGCAAGGTCAGCATCTCCATCGAAGAGTACGTGTAAGAAGGGGGAAAGAAAATGCTGTCCGTAGAAAAGCCGGACGTGGTTATCGAGGCCGGGAGTCCAGATGAGAGCACGGCACAGGAAATCTACCGGAATCTCCAAGTGCTGTATGGCACCCAGACCGGGGAACTGGCCCTTGACCGGGACTTCGGCATCAACATCGACGTGATGGACTACCCACAGGAGAGCGCTATGGCCCTGCTGGCGGCGGAGTATGTGCGGAAGACGGAGCTGTACGAGCCGCGGGCCAGGGTGGTCCGGGTGGAATGGGTCCAGGGAAAGAGCGGAAGCGGAAGTCTGATCCCGAAGGTGGTGGTGAGTCTTGTCTGACATCAGACAGCTGGCAAACGTGCCGGAAATCAGTTTCATCGAAAATATGACGCTGGAAGAGACCGAGGGCCTGATGCGGGAGCACTACGAGCGCATCTACAAGGAGCTGACGGGGGCGGCGGCGAGCATGGGACGGGCAGACCCCAAGAACGCTATCATCAAGGCGTTTACCCTCGTTGTTTACCAGGTGATGCAGTATATTGACGCAAAGGGGCGTGCGGAACTGCTGAAGACCTCCACCGGAGAAGACCTGGAAAACCTTGCCGCCCTGATGGGCATCCTGCGTCAGGGGGCGAGACGGGCCACGGCGGTGGAACGGTTCACCCTTGCGCGGCCCAGGGCGGAGGTCACCGCCATCCCAGCGGGTACACGGGTCAAGACCCAGGACGGGAGATACTTCAATTCTGTGGACTATGCCGAGATACCAGCGGGGGAACTGACGGTGGATGTGAAGATCCAGGCCGAGGAGCCTGGCGTAGAGGGCAATGGCATCATCGCCGGAGACATTGACACGCTGGTGGACCCTATCCCCTACGTGAAAAGCGTGGAGAACACAGTGGAAAGCACTGGGGGACTGGACGTGGAAGATGACGACAGCTTGACCGAGCGGGTATGGCTGGCCCCAAGTAAATATAGCTGTGCTGGCCCCCGGGATGCCTATGAATACTATGTCCGCGAATGGCGGAGCGATGTAGAGGATGTGCAGATCATCAGCCCAAGCCCCTGCGTGGTAAACATCTTTGTGACCATGACCGGCGGGCGTCAACCGACCGAGGAGGAACGGGAGGATCTGCGGGTCTATTTGAATGGAGACACCATCCGCCCATTGTGCGACCGGGTGGCAGTGCTGGCGGCAACCGAAGTCGGATTTGAAGTAAATATCACCTACTACATTGCCTCCAGCGACCAGATGAGCGCAGCGACCATCCAGCAGCAGGTGGAGAAAGCCGTGGACGACTATGTGACATGGCAAAAGAAGTTGGGTAGAGACATCAACCCAACCGAGCTCATCGCCCGTGTGCGAGGTGCGGGAGCCAAGCGGGTGAAGGTGACGGCCCCGGAGGACGTGGTGGTAAGCAAGACGGAGCTGCCAATCTGCACGGCCCGCAAACTGATGTACGGAGGGCTGGAAGATGATTAAGTCGCTCCGGGAGGCCAGGATCACAGACGGTTTGCCACGGGTGGTAGCCGGTCAGGATTGGGTTCGGGCCCTCTCGGAGGCGATGGGCCTGATCCTCGGGAAAACGCTGGACTACATCGACGCAAGCCAAATCTACACCAATATAGATGCTACTCCGGAACAGATACTCGATGCTCTTGCTGTGAGCTGGAAGATCGACTGGTACGATACTGGCATGACCATCGAGCAGAAACGGCGGACGGTGAAAACCGCTCTACAGGTCCGGCGGCTCATGGGGACAGCAGAGGCCGTCAAATTGCAAACGCACGCCATCTATCCAGGAGCGGCCATTGAGGAGTGGTTCCAGTATGGCGGAGAGGCCGGCCGCTTCCGGGTGAGAATCACCCTGCCGGATGAAGGCATCACGGCAGAAGAATACCGACGACTGCGCCTTGGGATCGAGCTCACAAAAAATGTGCGTAGTCACCTGGAAGCCATTGGCATCTCCTGGGAGTCGGAGGCCATCCTGGAGGCGGGAGGTTACGCTTCCGTTGGCCGCATGATGGAAGTATGGCCGGAGCTGACAACGCAGGTGGGAATTGTGGGAGAAGTTACAACCGGTGGACAAGCCATTACCCAGAGGTCCATCGAAATTTACCCGGAAGGGAGAGGCCAGGGATGAACGGAGAAACTGTGGTTACCACAATGACAGAGCGAAAGTACCGGACAGTGGTGACCAGAATCGGAAAAGAAAAAGTCATGCGGGCTGCCGCAACCGGGGAAAAAGTACAGGTGACCACGGCGGTGGCTGGCGATGGTGGCGGAAGTTATTACGTTCCGGATGAGAGCATGACCGCCATCCGGAACGAGGTGTGGCGGGGCCAGATTGCCGGAATGGCAGTCAATCACAAATCTCCAAATATGCTGGATGTAAAAGTGGTACTGCCCGGCACAGTCGGCGGATTCACAGTGCGAGAGTGCGGAGTCCTGGACGATGAGGGGGATTTGATCGCACTATGCAACCTGCCCGACACAGAAAAAGCCGTCATCGAGGACGGCGTCACAGAGCCGCTTACCATCGTGATGCACATCGTCCTGACCGACGGTGAGCACCTGAAATTCTTTGTTGACCCATCTATTGATACCGCTTCAGCGGAAGTTCATAGCATTACAATTCCGGCCGATGGATGGGAGAAAGATACCGAAGGCGAGTACCCCTATCGGATGGACGTGGAAGATCCCACCGTAACCGCAATGCACTACCCATCTGTAACGCTGGATAAGCACAGCCTGCCCATTGCCAAGGTATGCGGCCTATGCCCCATTACGGAGACCATGAGCGGGACGTTACGCTTCTGGGCCAGAGAAACACCGAAGGAAGAGATGCGGGGGACCGTCCTGCTGGTGACCCAGGGCGGGAGAAATGCGCCGACAAGTAGTACCCCGGGTGAAGGAGGTGACCCCTATGAATTGCCTGTAGCGACGGCTGACACCCTGGGTGGCATCAAGGCCAGCGACAGCGTCGCTGTTGACCCTGATGGCACAGCCCATGTCTATGCCGAGGTGTCCCCCAAGCACATCGGTACTGTAGACGACACCAAGGAAATGCTGGATGAAATCTTCGGACCGGCCGGCGGCAGCTCCGTCGAGTAAACAACATAAAAATTTAGGAGGAAATAAAAATGGCTTACGATCCCAACAAGCTCTCTAAGCTTCAGTCCCTGAAGGACCTGGCCGAACGCGTCAAGCAGTCTGACGATGCCTTGGGCACCCGAATCAAGACCCTGGAGGACGCTGGTGCCCAGGCCAATGTTCTGGAGGGCGTGATGGTCAACGGTGTGGCCCAGGCCATTGCCGACAAGATGGTGGACATCCTGATCGCCTCTGGCACCGCCAACGGCACCCTGTCCGTGGCTGGCACCGATGTCGCCATCAAGGGCCTCGCCGACCTGGCCTTCAAGGCCAAGGTGAGCCAGGCTGACCTGGACGACGCCCTGGCGACTGCCTTCGCCGCCAAGGCCGACAAGGCCACCTCTCTGGCTGGCTACGGCATCACCGATGCCTACACCAAGGCCGAGATTGACGGCAAGATCAGCTCCGTCTACAAGCCCGCTGGCTCTGTGGCGTTCGCTGACCTGCCTGCCGCCGCTGAGGCTATCCTTGGCAACGTCTACAACGTGACCAACGCCTTTTCCACCACGGCCGCCTTCGTCGAGGGCGCTGGCAAGCGGCACCCCGCTGGCACCAACGTGGTGGTCGTGTCCACCGGCGAGGGTGCCTATGGCTACGACGTGCTGGCCGGCTTCGTGGACCTCTCTGGGTATGTGGAGAAGGATGGCTCCAAGGTGCTGTCCACCAACGACTTCACCGACGAGCTGAAGGCAAAGCTGGATGGTGTCGCCGAGGGCGCCACCAAGGTGGAGGCCAGCACCACCGCCGGCAACATCAAGATCAACGGGACCGAGACCCCTGTGGTGAGCATCGCCACCGACGCCGAGACCAAAGAGATGCTGGACGAGATCTTTGGTCCCGAGACCGCCTGATAGTACCGTTACAAGGGGCCCCGGAAGGGGCCTCTTCTCTATCGTCCTGGAGGTGATCCAAAATGGAACCTAAAGTATCAGGCCTGGGCCACCTAAAGGCCCTTGCGCTACGGGTGAATAGCCTGGTGGGGCAGGTGGCGGAGGCCGCAGCAAACGCCATAGAGGAGCTGGCAGGAATCAAGGCGGACAAGGCCGTTTTCATAACGGCAACGCTTATCCCTGCGGGCTGGAAGGCTACCCCGGACTCCGAGGTCGCCAAAGCCGGATGGCCCTATGCCTACGACATCCCCGTGGCCGGGGCCACGGACAAGGACGGCTCCGAGGTCATCATCCAGCCGGCCAGCCAGCCTGCCGCAGCCCGCTGCGGTGTCTGCTCCTCAAACAAGACCACGTCGGGGGTCGTCCGGCTCTATGCCGCAAAAGCCCCCGACCAAGCCATTACCGCCCAGGTACGTCTCATCAAATCATAGGGAGGTAAAGATATGCAAGGATCTGTAAATTCTCCCGGCACGTCGTGGGTTGATCTGGAGGCCATCCGGGCCGAGATCATCAAGGGAGAGGTCTCCATGGACCTCCTCACCAGTGACGGCAAGGAGCTGTGCACCGATGCCGGCGTGCCGCTGCTGGCGACCCGCAGGCTGGACCTCTCTGCCATGATCCGGCAGGAGATCGCAGCGGCGGTGGCCCTGCACAACAACAGCCAGAGTGCCCACCCGGGCTTCCTGGCTGTGACCTAAAAAACAAATTCAGGAGGCAAAAAATATGGGCGTCAATATCAATCAGCTGGAGATGACCAGCGTCATCTCCCCTGCCGACACCATCCCTGTCCAGACCGCCGGCGGCACCAAGCAGATGCCGTTGACCGTCCTGGTGCCCAACACCCCGGCGGCCCACAACAATTTTATCCGGGGCAAGGTGCTCACCGACACCTACACCCTGGCCCAAATCTTCGCCATGATCCAGGCCCGGGACTACCATGACATTTTCGTGGGCGACCGGCTCCGGGTCAATGTCCCTGCTATTGCGGAGACCGGCTGGAAGGCACAGGTAGCCGAGTTTTTGGTGGCGGAGATCGAGAGCCACAACAACTACGGCGACACCTCCGTCATGTGCAACAAGGGCCACCTGTGTATCGTCCCCGCTGGGATCCTGGGCAGCGCCAAGATGAACGATACCCACACCACCGAGGGCGCCTACGAGGGCTCCTATATGCACAAGACGGTCATGCCTGCTGTGCAGGCGGCCCTGGAGGCCGCCTTTGGCGCCGAGCACATCCTGACCACCCGGGAGTTTTTGAGCAAGGTGGTGGACACCACCCACGCCAGCATGAGCGTTCCCAATGCCAACGGGTGTGTGACCTTCACGAATAACTGGGTGGACTGCAAGGTCCGGCTGATGACCGAGATGGAGGTCTATGGCAGCGCTGCCTTCTCCTCCTCTGGCGAGGACCTGCGCTGCGGCCTGGGCCACCAGCTCTCCATCTTCCGCCTGGACCACACGGCCCTGTTCAACCGTGCGGACTTCTGGTTGTCCGCCGTCACCAATTCCGCCGACTTCTGCATTGTGGCCTGGGATGGCTGTGTGAGCTACTACGGTGCCGGCTACTCGCTTGGTGTCCGCCCCCGCTTCGTTATCGGTTAAATCTTTAATCGCCGCCCCGTGTGGGCGGCGATGAGAGGAGAACAACATGGGAGTTAAAGTCCCCGACCGGGGAAAGAGTAAGGCGGATTTTATGCACAACGCCCTCCGCCTGCGCCAGGAGGTCACGGAGCTGTTGTTGCGGGATTTTGGGGTGCGAGGCAGGATTTACCGCAAGGTGGAGCGGGCCGGCGTGGACAACGAGGCCCGGGAGAAATTCCTGCGTGTCATTGGCCACTACGACATTTACCCGGAAGACTGGGCGGAAATCGAGGGGATCCTTGGGAGTTGCACCTACGAGGAGGCCACCCTGGGAGAGTTCCCGGGGTGGCTGGTGGACCACTTTCGGACGGCCATCCTCCACATCATGGAGACCATGATGGGCCACCTCTACATGGGTAACTCCATCTACATCACGATGGAGAGCGAGTACCAGCAGAGGCGGGCTCACTGGAACGCCGCCATTGGATGCGTGTATAACCTGGCCGCCTGGCTGGACTACATCCGGCAGACCCTCCCCGTGGACGTCAACAAGTATGACCGATACCTGGACCGCTGCCAGCGGGAGATTGCCATGCTCCGAGGGGTCAAAAAGTCTGACAACTCCGTCATGTCTACCATCCGTAAAAGGGCTACAAAAGGCTCATGACCAAACATTGGGCACACGCTGTTACCGTGCGAACTTCTGGTTGTCCGCCGTCACCAATTCCGCCAACTTCTGCAATGTGAACTGGGATGGCAATGTGAGCAACAACGGTGCCGGCAACTCGAATGGTGTCCGCCCCCGATTTGTGCCCCACCCAACCGCAAAAGCGGGACCTCCGCTGCGGCTCTGGGGACACGAAGGAGCGTGTGTCCAGCCCAAAGAGCGAATAAACGCCACCGGCAGGCCGTGCGGCGGACCTGCTGGGCCCACGGGGCCCGAGTGACCGTGGGCACGATGCGGCCTAATACGTTAGATGTCGCTGTCAACGTGGCAGCCGATTGCCCCCTGCAAAGAAAGGAGGTAGTCCTATCAACCGAGTTGCGGACATGAACGTCCTCCTTCAGAGTGCGGACAAGTGCATAACGACCAGTGCATGGAAAGAAAGTGTCCAAAGGTTTGAGGCGGACCGGCTCCTACGCTGCTGGAGTATCAAGAAATCGTTGTTAGATCATAAATACGACCCCACCCCTGGGAGGCCCTTTGTGCAGATCGAGCGTGGACGGGCCAGGTACATCAAGGCCCCGACCATCGAGGACCGGATTGTTCAAAAGGCCCTGGCAAAGGCCGTCCTGCTGCCGGAGGTAGTGCCCAGGCTCATCTATGACAACGGCGCCTCCGTGGAGGGCAAGGGCAGCGATTTTGGCCGGCGGCGGTTTGAGACCCACATCCACAAGCATTACCGAGAACGGGGCGACAATGGTGGATATGTGCTTATGGGGGATTACTCCAAGTACTACGACAACCTCCGACACGACCACATGAAAGCCATGGTGCGAGAGATCGTACCGAGCGATGAGGAGTTTGACCTGTTTTGCGTCATCCTGGACAGCTTCCGAGCCGACGTCTCCTGGATGAGCGACGAGGAGTACGCCAATGCCATGACCACGGTCTACAACTCCCTCGACCACGCCGGGTATGTCGGAGACCGGTCCAAACTCCTCCCAAAGGGGTGTGACATTGGAGCGGAGCTATCACAGACAATGGGAGTGTTCTATCTGCACAAGATGGACAACTTTTTCAAAATCGTTCAGGGCGTCAAACACTACATGAGGTATCAGGACGATACCGCCATCATCGGAGATACCATGGAGGAAATGTTGGACTACAAGCGGCTGCTGAAAGAGCAGTCGGACAAGGCCGGCATTTTCTTGAACGACAAGAAGACAAGGATCTGCCGGCTGGACCGTCCCTTCACATGGCTGAAGATCCAGTACACCCTCACCCCGTCCGGTCATCTGGTCCGCAACCTCTCCCACGACGCCATTGTCCGAGAGCGAAAACGGATCAAGTACCTGGCGGCACAGGTGCGGGCCGGTGCGGTCCCCCGGTCATACGCCGAGCAATGCTACCTGTGCTGGAGGGGATCCAACAAACGTTACGACGCCCACAGGAGCATAGCGAGCCTGGACGCCCTCTACCGGGAACTGATAGGCCCGCTGGATGTATACAAAAAATAGGAGGTAACACAAATGGACTACAAGAAGACCTACGACGCCATCGAGCGCAAGAATGACAAGATCAACTACCTGAAGGGTCTGCTGTCCAGCGTGGACAGTCCCGTCGGTGACTGGAAGGTCACCAAGGTCTATGAGGCCCGCATGAAGAACCAGGAGGACCCGTACAATGTGGACGAGCTGCTGGCCAACCGCCAGCTCGTCCGGGATGAGATCAACCGCCTCCAGGTCCTCCCGGAGGACGACGAGGCGTGACCGGGACACAGCTCATCGCAGAACTGACGGAGATCTGCATCCGGCAGGCGGAGATAATCAAGGAACAGCAATACCTCATCGAGCAGTTCGGTGAACAGGTCAGAGAGGAAGAAGCTCTGGCCGCCAGAAACCGGCTGCGGGAATTGGTGGGAGACTGGGAATAAAAATCAAGCCGCCCCCCTGCGGGACGGCTTGCCGGTATCGAGAGGAAACAATGAGCAGGATAAATCAGACCATCAGAGGTGAAGCCGATGCCTGAAACGTTCGAGGGCTTTACTGGACTAACAGTTGGAGATGTTGTAACATGGATGCTTCTCATCGCCAGCGCCCTGTCCACAATCTTGGAAATTTCCAAGATCAAAATCAACCCCTGGTCTGCTTTGGCTCGGCTTATCGGTGGGGCCATCAATAAGGACGTCCTTACCCAGCTTGGCGAAGTCAAAGAAGAGCAGGGACAGATCAAAGCAGATGTGGACGGGCTCCGGCAACAGCTGGACGCCCAGGATGCCGCCAGTAAGGAGAGGGAGATCATCAACATCCGCATTCGGGTCCTGCGGTTTGCAGACGAGTGCAGGGTACAGCACGCCCGCCACAGTAAGGAGCACTGGGACGAGACTATGCGGGACATCACACGCTATGAAAACTACTGCGCTGCCCACCCAGACTTTGAAAACAACGTGACCGTTGAAACGGTCAAGTATCTCAAGGAGATCTACCACAAGCTTTTAATTGAGAACGACTTTTTATGAGGCCGCCGCTATGAAAACAACTATCGTTGCCATAACAGCGTGGGCCTTTGGGGCGGTGCTGGGGTATATTCTGGCCAGAGCTGCCGCAGCCCGCCTCCGCCGCCAGATCCGTACTCTCCGTCGAAAGGTGAAGAGTACGGAAAAGAAAAAGATGGGCACCATGGACAAGGTGCTGATCCTGGAGGCCGTGATCCTGGTGGCCTACACCGTCGCCGCCCTAATTGTCTTTTGGCACACTGGAGGAGAGCCGGGCACATTGACATCCTGCGTGTTCGGGGTGTGCGGAATTGAGAACGGCGTCATGGGATGGATCAAAACCACAAAGGAAAAACAGGCTGGAACGGCAAGATCCGATCCAGGGGAACCGCCCATCGAGCGGGAGGAACCGCCCGACGTGGGCCTATGAGGAGGACGCCATGACAGAGAAGAAACTGCGTGAGCAAATCGTGGCCACCGCCGTGGCCTGGCTGGGGTGCAAGGAGAGCAACGGCACCCACAGAAAGATCATTGACACCTACAACGCCCACAAGCCGCTGGCCAGGGGCTACCCCGTCAAGTACACGGACGCCTGGTGTAGTACCTACGCCTCTGCCGTGGCCATCAAGGCGGGCCTGACGGATATAATCCCAACGGAGTGCGGATGCGAAAACCATATCCAACTCTTTAAGAAACTGGGCAGGTGGGTGGAAAATGACGCCTATACCCCCCAGCCGGGCGATTACATGTTCTACGACTGGGACGACACCGGCAAGGGAGACTGCACTGGCGCCGCGGATCATGTCGGAATCGTCGTTTCCGTTACCGGCAACACCATCAAGGTGATTGAGGGGAACAAGGGCAAGGCCGTGGCCTACCGGACCATGAAAATCAATGGACGGTATATCCGCGGATATGGAGTCCCGGACTACGCTGGGAAAGCGGCAAAGGTGAGCAAAGCCGAAAAGCCCACCATGCCCCCCAGTGCGACCCCTACGCCAGCTTCCCACAAAGTAAAGGCCGGGGACACACTGAACAAGATTGCGGCCAAGTACGGCACCACGGCGACGGCCCTGGCGGAGTTGAACCGGATCCGCAACGTCAATGCGATTCGGGTGGGCCAGGTGATCTATTTGCCAACGCCTGCCGGAGCCTGTACCAGGTTGGCCGACCTGGGAGTTATAACATCTCCCGACTACTGGACCGAAGCCGCAACGAGCGGGAAGGTCCGGCATTTGGGTGCACTGCTGATTAAGGCCGCCGGGGCCACCACAAGGGCCAAGCCTCGGACTGCAACCTGGGAGGAGGGCCTGGCCGCCCTGGTAGCCGCCGGAGTGGTCAACACCCCGGAATACTGGCGCAACAACATCAATGCTCTGCCAAATATGGGGGCACTTATGTGTGCCCTGGGCGGGGCCGTGCTGTAACAGGAGGTCAAAAATGGAATACATCATTACAAACCTGCCGGCGGTTCTTTCTGCTGTACTGCTGATTGTAGCCATCCTGACAGCGATCACCAACATCGCTGTGCAGGTAATCAAGAAAGCCACCTGGGACAAAATCCCCACCAACCTGCTGGCCGTCATTGTGGCCATGACTCTGACCCTGGCTGTGTTCCTGGCCTTCTTCCAAATCGAAGCCATGGCCATCACATGGTACATGGTGGCGGCGGTGATGGTCCTGGGCCTGTTTGTCGCCTATGCAGCAATGTTTGGGTTCGACAAGTTCCGCGAGGCTCTGGAACAGATTGGCAAATATAAGGAAAAGGGAAACACCGATTTATAAAAGTAGTGCCCCCGACAAAGGCTGACCGGCCATTTGTCGGGGGCATTTTGTATATCATGGGCTACAATGACCACAAGGCTCATAGCCGGCAGCTATAAGATCAGAACGGGGGCCGTTAGACGTAGCATAATTGGATGGGGATATTTTGGGAACGTCTCGGCAGGATGGCCTATGAAATTTCATGGTACCCTTATTCAAAACATAGGTTGCCGATGTATTCTGCTGGGATTCGTTGCTATACAAATTGAAGTTACTCCGCCCGCTGCTGGAGCCATTTCCAGAACTGTTGCCAGACGGCGGGACAGTATAGCTTTCTCGCTCCAGTTCCATTTCGCACATTGTGCAATACCGGGCACGAGTTCCGGGAGTGGAGGGAGTCGCAACCTGAACAACTACCCAGTCACCGGGGACGCAGTCGATGACAGGCGTGACCTCGGTGACAACGGCATCGCATCGAAAGCATTGACCCATCCTCTCCCCTTCAGCTTGACAGGTAGCAGGTATGTTGTCTGTCCAGCTGTAGTGTATAACATAGTGGCCAAGAGGTTCGCCCTCCTGCTCACCACAAACAGAACAGGTGCGCGGTTCGGTGCAAGTGGCATCCATCCATTCATGGCCTCTGGGGAAAGAAAAGAAGGGAGAGGCACCGCAAATACTGCAAGTCTCGGGCTCTGTGCAAGTGGCGGGCATCCACTGGTGGCCTATCGGCCCACCTTCAACAATGGAACATCGCCGACAGGTCTTTGGCTTGACGCAGGTGGCAGGCTGCCAATCGTGACCCAAGGGTTCCCCGTCAACCTTCCCGCAGCTGGGGCAAGTACGCGCTTCGGTGCAGGTGGCAGGTTGCCAATCGTGCCTGTGAAAAAGAGCCTTCACGGCCTTACACGATTGAAGCAACATCAAAAATAAGAAGATATAGCCAAAAATGCGGAGAGCCTTCTTCATAGCGTAGCCTCCAAAAGTGGCATTGGGCTTGCACCCATCGCCGTGTATATGGGATATTACCATAAGACTATCAGCCTTTTATGGTAAAGTCAATAGAGTCAATATGGAAATATCCCATATATGCAGGAGGAAATGGCCCGTGAAAATCATAAACCTAAACGGGAAAAGGAATGTGTCGGGAAAGCGGGTCCGACAGCTCCGCTTAAAGAAGCGGCTTACACAGGCGGACCTTGCGGCGAAAGTGCAGACAACGGGTGTGATACTGGAACAAGATGTGATCAGCAGGATCGAAGCCGGAACGAGGATGGTACAGGATTACGAGCTGCGGGCCCTGGCGGAGGTGCTGGGCGTCACAGCAGACTGGCTCATGGATCAAGAATGAAAGCGCCGCAGGACATTCCCTGCGGCGCTTTTTTGTTCGTCAAAATGTA